GTTTCTGGTTCTTCTTATAAACAAGGAAAACAAGTCCTTCTCGAACCAAGTGCTAATCGCTTCAAAGGTCTTAGGATATTTGCCCCAGCTTTTATACGCTAACTTATCTTGAGCATAAGTCGCAAAAGGTATCCAAAGATGCGTTTCTAACTTGTAAGGATTGTGCTGTAACTTTGGTCCGATTAGTTCCCCAAACCACTGCCCGTCTTGTAATTCGCAATATCCTCTCTCGTAAGATTCTAAAATCCCTTCTATGATAAACTTCTTGCCCTTGTTGAAAAAAGGTAATCTTTCTGTCCTGTTCCAGACGCTTGTTATCACTCCATTCTCAATTACTATGCTCACATTCGTCCCGTCTAATTTTTCTAAACATAAAACAGCCGGGTCATTAAAAACCCACTCGTAACCTTCAGCAATTTGAGGTATCACTACATAATCTCCATTAATAAGTTTCCTTACGAATGGACTTTCTAATTTAGGCATATCATTTATTTTTATCATCACATCACAATAATAAACAACAAAATAATAAAGAATGCTATAATAACTCTCAAAGGCAAACTAAAGTATGCTCCTATAACCCAGATAGCCCAAAGTAAGATAACAAACACCGCAATCACAAACAACACGAGTAATGCTATCACAATTAGTGCTGCTATAGCTTCTAAACAATCGCTCATTTCAAATCCTCCTCGCTGATGTTGAAAAACTGAATCAAAATATGAGCTTGAGCAGCAGCACACTGTTCTTCGTGTGAATCGGGTTTGGATTTCTTTGCTTCTTCAAACAACCATTTTATCCATTTGATTGCTTCCTGTCGTAAAAGGTTCTGTATTTTTTCTTCATCTATCGCTGGAATAGTATTATACATACACTCCTCAAAGTCCAAATCCTTCAAAGTTTTCAACTCTGTCATTTCAAATCTTCCTCACGTTTCTATTTCTGGGTTGTATGCTTCTTCTGTTAATCCAAATGTCCAAGCTATTGCCTGTTTACAAGTTTTCATATCATTAGGAACTTCCAATATAAATTCCCTACTTGTGCTGCAATCTTTGACTTTGATGTATGTCAGTTCGCCAAATTTTAATAATTCCGAATCTCCGTCCTTGTGTATAGACTCTCCTTTATGAGCTTTCTTTATCTTTTCGAATCCTATCTCTTTTATCATAGTGCTCCGAATTTCTGCATTCCTAACTTCGAATACCTTTTTTATGTCCTTGTCTATCAAGACCAAAAAATCTTTTAGATTTCTTAATCCTTCATCTTCCCAATCTTGGTCAAAATTCTTCCATTCTTCTTCTCTTAAGGGAAATTCTTTCCAAGTTGATGTTTTATAAGTTTTATCTCCATAGTCTTCCTGCGACCAGGAAGACGTGCAACTACAACCGCTATCGAATCCCCAAATTATATTTCCCTCTTTTGTAACCCCAAATCTTTCTTCATCATAATCGTAACTTGCTTCCACGCTTGGCTTCTGTCGGTCTATGAACCAAACAACTACAAATTTCTTTCCATCCGTCTCAACCCAGAACCGTTCTGGTATTTTATCAAGATTCTTCAGTAACTTTTCCATAGCTTCTTTGAACTCAGTCTTTAACATAATCTTTCACCTCTCTTTGTCTTACCACACGATAAAGTCCTTTCGGCAAGATTATTGGCTTATGTTCATTATGCACTATCGCTGTCTCGCCATTTGATTCAACACAGGCCTCAGAAAATTGTTCAAACCCACCATAAAGTATTCCATTCTTTACCTCGTGCTTGTTCCCAGTCACACTACTACATATTATTATTTTTTCTTTGTTTTCTTTAAGATAAGCATTTCTACTATTTATTTCAACGAACAATAAGTCTCCCTGCCTAAACATTCTCGCAATTTTTGTCATACCATCACGTCCACTTTAACTACGCAACCATCTTTCATAATCGTATACCATCCTTCTTTGTATCTCAGTTCTTCTGGGTTTCCTATTTGACTCAACCACCAATCCTGCTGTTTCTTTGACAATTCATTCCATTTCTTACAACCTTCTTTCCTAAACCATCTTTCGTTTATATTAGTTGTCTTTTTCATTTCTTTCATCCTCGCACAAATAAGCGGCGCAAAAAATAAGTTGACAAAAAATGCTTTGATTCTGTTTTTTAAGTTTCTTTTGACCATTATCAAAATAGGTATTTCTTGCTCTTTCACTGCATTCCAACTTTTTGCCATTTATTCTCCTCCATTTTCATATAACGGAGAGCGGATTTGAACCGCAAACCTCAAGGTTATGAGCCTTGCGAGCTACCCCGATTACTCCACTCCGCTACTTTTGTTTTAATTCTTTTCTTCTTTCATTCAATAACTTTTGGCTTTAAGATAGACCCTATCCTTTCTCCGAGATTTATTTGAACCGTAACTAGATTTTCCTTCCATTTGACATCGGGAAACGTTTCTTTTAATTTGTTTACTTCTTCTGGTCTTACTACAAATATGCCTTTTATCTCGTAGGTTAATTCCTCTCCTGTTCTTGAATTCACGAATACTATCTCTTCCAATTGCCTGAATTCTTCTTTCTTTTCTCCGTCTAATATTTCCTTGAAATAATGCGGAAAGATTTTCGCTATCAGTCTCATACTTCACCCCCTTATTCTATTCTTAAGTTTCCGCCACACTTTGGACATTTGCTCTCGAGCATCCCTTCCAAATCCGCAATAGCTTCGGCTTCAGTTTTGTCTTCTGGTCTGATAGGACTCGGAAGCTCTCCGCAATTCTCACAAATTAGTTTTGCCATTCAAATCCTCCTTTTTCACTTCAACTGGTGCTTGTTCTTTCTTTTCTCTCTCGGCATATCCGATTAGGTCTCCTAAAATCTGGATTCTTCCGAACAGTTCTTCCCTGTCGTTTATCTGAAGCACTGGAAAGCCAAATAATTGAGCCTGAAATGGCACTTTCATAGTCACTATCAATTCCGAATAGCTCCTAATCAGAGCTTCTATTAGTTTCTTTCCTTCCTCTGTTAATATTGGCATCTACTTCACCTCCTTCTTTTTCAATAATTTCAAACAGTCATAGATACCAAGAATGTAAATTGCGATTGATTCGTTGACATTATAGAGAAGTTTATCCAAATTTTTATATCTTCTCATATCAACATCGCCATCGGATATTATATGTTTTTTACATTCTTCGTCACATCTTTTCTCAGCTTCTTCTTCTGAAATTTTACCTTTATTCTTTAAATCTGTAAGCTTTCTATCAAATGAATAATATTTATCACACCACAAATCGTTATCTATGATTTTTAAAGTTCCTCCGCATTTACAAGTCAATATTTTTTTAATTTCTTTTGGCAGTTTCACTTACTCACCTCCATTTTCAAATACTCTCTTACAGCATTCCGTATTTTTCTGCATCTTCTTCGGCATCATACCTAGCTTGCTGAATACGTGCGTGAAAAGTTTCAAAACTGAAAGGATATTTTAGCTCTTTCCATATTCCTCTCCACGTTTTTTCTGGATTTTTGGATTTCATATCTATAGCCTTTTGTATCATCTTCTTCCTTTTTACTGACCAATCTTCAGTATACGCATATAACCTCCACCACTTTCTGTCTCTTTTACTGACTTGTGTCTTTTTTAAATAATTTTCCATAGCTCTTTGCCAAGTTTTTTTTATCTGCTCTTTTGTTTTTTTCTTCTTTTTTCTAATAAGTAGTTCTTCTTTTTTCAGTAAATATAATTTTCTATCTAATACTTTAATCATTTTTTTGCATTTACTACTTGGCATAAATCCAAACTTCATTTTCCCTCCTCCTTTTTTCTCTTAAAATACAACTCATAACAATCGTGCGAGCAACAAGCCAACCAAGTAGTCCCTGCTATTGCTCTTACCAACATCATCGTCTTACAAATCGGACAAGGTTTTTTATACTCAATTAAAGGACACGCTTCCCAAGATTTTATCTTCTCGTTGAATACCATAATTACGGGATATTCTTTAAACATATCTGGTCTTGTTGCTGGGGCTACCAAACTCACGGTTATTTTCTTATCTTTCTCTATCTTCCACTCTTTGCACGGAATACAATTTACTTCTACTGTTTTTTCTTTCATTTCAACACCACTATAATAAAAATTGCTATTATGACTGCTAAAGGCAGACTAAAGTATACTCCGATAGTCCAAACAGCCCACCATAAGAGAACAAATATTCCGATTACAAAAAGTATGATTAACAATATTAAAAAAATTGCTCCTATAAATTCTAACAAACTGCAACTCATTTTCAGTTCACCTTCGGAAATTCTTGAATCTTTTCTGACCATTTTAAATTATTTTTTAAAAATAGAGGTATCCCTCTTGCCCTTGCCTCTCTTATTATATACTCAACCCATTCTTTTTCAAGCTTAACTTTTTTGCTTCCTGTCAATTTTCCTATGATTATCCAACTGATTTTATCCAAATATCCATCGTTTACGAACCATACTGGACCTAACAAAGGTTCAAAGCTCAAGAATTTTAATCCACTATAATTATTCACAAGAGAATACATCTTATCCAGCTCATTCTCATTCGTAATAGTTGCTCCAATCCAAACATTCTTTGGCAGTTGTAGATTTTTATTTTTTGGGATATAAACTGGGTCTTTTGTCAGCAGTTGAAAAGTGAGATGTGAATATTCGGGCTTCTTTATCTCATTCAAAACAGCGTCTCTCCACTCTGATTTTGTCCATTTTGCGAATATGTCAGCCACTGAGCAAACAAAGACTTTCGCTGGCTTTTTCAATTTTTTTAATTCTGATAGTCTTTCTGGGTGAAATTGTGGCTCAAAACTCCTATGAAATCTTGTAAACAATTTCTTCGCATAACAATACCAGCAATTATGCAAACAGCCAGTTATGGGATTCCAAGAATAATTTGTCCATTCAATATTTGTTTTATTCATCTTTTCACTTTCCTCAAATAGTCTTTATGGAATGTAGCTAGTCCTTTTCCTGTATCTATGATTACTGTGTCTTGTCCTTCTATTTCTTCGTGTCCAAATCCCACTACTTTTCCTTTTAGTCCTTTGTATGATTTAAGTTTTTTATTTACTTCAACTGGATTTCCTATTTTGAATTTCATTTTTACTCCTCCTAATCATCTCCACAAACGCAACAAGCTCCGCAGTAATTAAACCTTCTCATCGCCCTGCATTTTTTACAATACTTAAATCCCATTATCTTTTCAAAGTCTTTTTTATTTCCTATGAATTGCTTGTCTTCTATCTCTCTGATTAATTCTAATGCGTGAAGTAGGCTATGTGGCGTGTTCGCTGATATAAGTCCTTCTATCATTCCCAACTGACACCCAGAAATCCAATAACGACCACCCATATTAAATCATCTCTCCAATATAAATATCGTTAATTACGTCTATTATAATTTCGTCTGAATCTTCTTCCCATACAACAATACATCTCCAACCATATTTTGCGTAGTGCTCTATTTGTCTTCTTTCGTATTCCTCTGGAGAACATTTGCTCCAGATTGGACACATAATCTTTGGTCTGATTTCTATACAAATTTTCTTGTCATAATGAATAAAATCAGGATTCTTGAAACCAATAATAATTTGACCATCGCCAACATATCTGTAAGGCAGATTAGCTGTATGAATTAAATCAATCATTCTTTTTTCTAAAGACGTTGGTCTTTTAAACAAACCTTTTAACCTCTTCTCCAACATCGTATTATTTAATATTTTTGCTCTATTTTCAGGTTTTCTCCACCATTCAATATGCTTCAGCCGATTTATCTCTTTAGTCTTTTCTGTATGTCTTTTCCCATAAAAAGGATTTAATTTGCCAGGCAATCCTTTCTTCTTATTAATTTCTTGGGGATATTTTCTTCCTTTATTTGCTAAACTAATTTTTCCTTTAGCCGTTTCTGATACTCTCATCCCTAAGTGTGCTTTACTAATCTTAGTTTTATGGTTTTCTGTTAATTTTTTATTTCTATTCCCAAAATTAAGATTATTTACGGCAGAATTTTTTATATTCTTACCGTATTTCCTAATCCGTTCATCTGTTTCTTTAGTCAATCCTTTATTCCATACCATTTTAACTACCTTTCGGTTATCCTCCGATGTTCTCACCTTAAATCTGGCGGCGACCTTGCCATATCTCTCAGAGTAGTGATTCTCTTACCAGATTCTGACAACCCCTATATCCTTGCGGATATAGTCATCGTGGGATTTTTGGTCGCTCTCGCCTTATTCTCTTCCTGTTTTTTCTTTTATTAGTCTGTTTGCCTCTTGCTTTGTTACATTTGGCGGATACATTATGCCTAGCTTTTGCATAAATTTTATCTGCTTGTCGGTAGCTGCATTTTGAGTCGTTGGTCCTTTCGGTAATGCACTTGTTTCTCCGTTTCCTTTCATATCTGCAACTCTCCTATCTTTGTCCGCACTGATGCTCTCTGTTCTTTTGTCTTTTGCTACTTCTGAAATTAAACCTAAAGCTATAGTCTCTCTGTTCTGAAGATTTCTTTCGGCGAGTTTTTTCATCAATTGCTCGAAAGTATCAATATACCAATTTATGTCCGTAATATCACCTCCTTTTATGAAACAGTTTCCCCAATATGTTTCCGCAACCGATACACTCTATTATCTGTATGCACTCTGTTTTTTCGCACAGGTAGGCGAACGTGTCTTTTATCTCCACCCACTTGTTGCAGTTGCCGCACCAAAACTCTACCTTGTCTATCCCTCTCAATTTACCACCTACAATTCATTCCAAATTTCATCAAGGTAGCAATCAATTGTATACTTTGCGAGTGCCTTGTGTAAAGCCAATTTAGTTACCTTTTTTACTTCCATTAATTTATCACCCACGTTTTGTTCTCTTTAATCGGAAATTTCTTTAACATCCACTCCATTCTTTTTTCGAACCTGAGGTTATGTCCTTCGTGTATCTCTGCCAAGTCGTCCAAGAAGTGTAAAGTTTCGTGCAGCAGGGTTTCTTTTACCCCGAGTAAATTGCGATTCGGGTCCACGTATATCTCGTGGACCCCTTCTATAAAATGTCTTGTATACGCCCCCTTTTCGAATACGCTCCTTTTTTCAAAAATGAGTTTTGGCGCTCCTAACCCCCATCTTGACCTGCCCATATTTCCATATTTATCAACATATCTCGCCATACACCCTTTCGGTGCGCTCTGCGAATCCTTTGCCAGACTAATCATCCACTCGTTTGCTCTTTTCAGCATAGTCGGTCTTTGTTTTGCTTTGTCTACGAGCTTCCATAGTCGTCTGGTCTCTGGACTTACTCTCAGGATTCTGCCCCCAGCGTCTCTTACCCTTAAACAATAACTTGCTTTAAAGCTTTCTATTTTTCTTATCGCCCTGGTATGTTTGCACTCTTTACCTGAATAATACTTCTGCCCCTTTCCCATAGATACATCGCACCGATTACACTTGGGTTCTCGGTCGTCTTTCTTCTTTCTCCAGATAGAACCGTGACAACAGGGACAATACCAGCTCCTGGTTTTCCGTTTACCATCAGACTCGGCTACGCATACTTCCGTAGCCAAGTCCCCGCAATTCGCCCCGCCGCTTGGGCCTTGATTCGTCTCCATTATTTCTCGACCTTCCTTATCTTTATCTTGCTGCCCCTGCGTTCCGTTACTTCCCACTCGCCCTCTATGTTAGAAATTCTTTCCCCCTTTCTTGGCGGTTTCCCCGTGGTCGTGTCCCAGACTAGTTCTCTTTCCATTCCATCGCCTCCTCGTTTATCTATCATATCTATCCCGACGGTTATTATTTGTATTTTAGTATATTTAAACGTTTCTATACTGCAAAATGTATATTCTGGGAAATATATTTCTAAGTTAAACTCACCAGATTTGGGTCTTTCTCGCAATCAGGGTCGGGAATTTTAGAACGGCCTCCCTTCCGCAGTCTGGGCATCTGTATCCCCACGTCCCGTCTTCAAGAACAAAACTAATCATAGGAATACTACAATTAGGACAAATCAAAGGTTCGATTTCGGCTTCCATATACTTAATTAGCATACTTTAGATATTTAAATATAATTGTCCAGTTCTTGTTCGGCTATTGTTATCCTATTTCCTTTTAGGAATTTTTACAGAATTGAATCTAGCAATATTACTAATTCTACTTAACTCCCTAACGTCCATTCTCTCGAGAGCAGTCTCTCTCATTCTCATAATCTCATTCCTGGTCACCATAGGCATCACGAAGTTGAACATAGCCAAGAAATAGAACGAGAAAGTATATAAACCTACGCCAGAGAGCAGACTCGAACTGCTGACCTTCTGATTAACAGTCAGACGCTCTACCTGACTGAGCTACTCTGGCCCAGATGTCTTGTAGTAGTTCGGGAACGTCTTGTATTTTTTAATCCTGCCCTCTTTCGCCAGTCCGTTCAGAATCTTCCTCACCACCTGTGGCGAGGCGATGCCCTTGAAGTCGCTGACATACCAGACGTCATACTTGTCCCCGACTATAATTTTCGTTTTGATTTTTCTTTCTATCAAATCCTTCCCCCGCTCGAATGGCGCCGTGTTCTCCTGGAGCCGCGTCACTTGTGCCATAAGACATACTTCCCAGCCGTCTCGTATTTTATCTTCCCCTCTTGGTGCATCTTATTAAGAATCCTCTTCACGGTGGCGAAGTGGATTTTGGAGAACATCTCCTTGGCCTGTTTCGTTATCGCTGCGGTCGTCTGTCGGTCCTCGGTGACCAGGTTCAGGATATATCCCTCCGCCTCCGCCCTATACTCGTATGCCCCCTGCGTTCTAATACAACCACCCAGCCCATTATTTGTATTCCTGTATATTTAAACCTTTTTGCGGGTTACAAATAATATAAGTGTATGTATACGTCCGACAAAAACACTCTTATTATATTTATATAGTATTATAACATTATAAATAATATACAATATAATAAATAATAAAGAATATTCTAATTAAATAAAAATTTGAATCGATACGAGAAAAAGAGAATTATTTTTAATTGGGGCACAACATACGTTTATATTATTTATGATGTCACTTAACTTCCTTCTTTCTTGCTGTAAATCAGGTTGACCTTAGAGAACTTGGAGTTCAGATACTGGGTCATAGCGTCGAGAATGCTGGCTTTAAGTATCTCGTTCTCACCCCTTAGGGCTTCCCCCTCGGTGTTGCATTTGTCAAGGTCTTCTTTTAAGCTGAGCTTCTCTACGCCGCAGATGTTCCACTTCGTCCTGAGGTCTTCCATCTCCTTGCTCAACTGGCCCATCTCTGGGCAAAGCATCCCCCTTAGCCAATTTATAATGTTCATTCTCTTACCCGAAATACCAGTCTTTTTCTCTTTCTATCCGTTCTATTTCCTGCTCCAGCTTGGACTTTCTACCCATACTTTTTCTCCTTGTCTGATATATATGTTCTAGTAATGAATTTCAACTTGCTCTGCCAGCCTATCCTCATATTCAAGTCCACGTCGGTCACAATTTCCTTCCCAGATAACAGGTCAAGATAAAAATTCGCTACATCTTTCAAAACTTTCTCTCCTTTCTCCCAAAACATTTCTATCTCTTTTTTGTCCATCATAACCACTTGTTAATTAAATAAATACCTTTTATCAAAAAGACCAGGGCAAACATAACTACGACTACATAAACAATCGTGGGAAGTGCTACTGCAATCACTTCTAATATCTTTTCTACTATCATTAGACCTACTCCTAAATAAGCATTCATCGTCATCTCTGGGGATTAAAAAACTTATCAAGTTGAACACCAGATTCGGTGGCAGTTCCACATCCCACCACTAGTAGCTTTAGTAAATCTGCCATATCCGATGACGAACAACCTGTTTACTTTCCTATTTTTGATGCAATTTGCAATTTGGCGGGCAGTCTTCTGTAGATTGCCTTCAGTATCGTTTCAGTCAATAGAGTTATACCAGAAGCTGCTAATATCACTCCAGCTCCATCAATTGTCAGCGTTGGGTTTACTTTTATCATACCTCCAATTATTCCGCCTATGATTGCAGTTCTTCCGAATTGTATTTTATCAAATTGCTGATTCGGAGTTTTAAGGTAACCAAAAGCAGATGCTATAGCACCACCAACGATACCTGAGCCAATACCAATTACATATTCTATCATTCATTCACCCCCTGTTTAGTTTTCCTTACATAAATATTTTGGATGACAATCCACACATAAGGTCTTACCATTTTTGATGCCCCATAGAGAAGCACAATTAATTGCATCCTCAACTGTTTTTATTTTATTTTCTTTTATTATTTTACTGAAAGGTTCTATATGATGAGCTTTTAATTCGCCACCATTTTTACCGCATTTTTGACAAGTATAGTTATCCTTCTTAAAAACTTCCTTTCTCCAGTCTCTCATTTGTATAGAATTTCTGATTAAATGATTTAATTCAGTTATCCCACCTTTCCAGTTAGGGTTGTTTTCCCTCCTTGTTTTATAGTTATGTTTTCCTTTCAAAGGCGATGGTCTCCCTAAATGTGCTAATCTAATTTTTTCTCTTACTTCATCCGTCACAATATGCCCCTTTACAAAATTCCCTTTTTTGTTGGTATTCCACGGTTTAGGATTATTAGTTCTATTACCACATTTACTGTGGTCTCTCAATTGCCATATATTGTTTCCAATCATATTTTCAGCCCTCATCTTTCTTAATTCTTTTGCTTTGTTCTCTCCAAAGATTTCTTCATACGTTTTGCCTTTTCTGAGAGTCCTTTTATCAATTTTTCCCATAATAGATATATTGATTTTTGGTATTTAAATATTTTTGGGATATTCTCACATAACAATAAACCTAATCGGTAAATAATGCAGTCCATTCGGAGTTGTTCTTGCCTGTGCTTGTGCAAGCGTAAGGAATTCGTTAGTTTGTGGCTCTATTATCCAAATCTTCTTGTTTGAGTCAATCATTATGTTAAATGCGTGATTGTCAGACCAAGCTATTCCGAAAGCAAATGATTTTAATTCATCGCTCCAATAACCCATAAGTGCAAAAGAAAAATTATCGCAGTCGTGGTCTTCAGCTATCCACTGCCTATATCTTACTTTCGTAGCCCTTGAAAACTTGCTTGCTTCTGCAACACTTGTAAGCTGAAAGTAATCATCGCTTAAATATACCTGCGATGTTATAGATTGAAGCAAGTTCCAAGCATCATTTAATGTTATTGTCCCAAAAGATACAGCTTCTACAAGGTTAATTTGGCTTTTAAGAGCTTCGTTCTCAGCTATGAGAGCTTGCCTCGCAGCCGTGCAGTCAGTGAGCTTTACATTAGAGGAGCTAACGTCTACAAGCAAGCTGTTGTTTTGCTTCGTGAGTGCATCTACTTTGTCTCTAAGACCGCTTTCTTCAGGACAAACTAGATTTTGTAACCATTTCAAGACGTCAAACATTTTTTCATCTCCTTTAAGTTGTTGCAAATAAGATAAATCTTGAACCTGCTGCTATATTTCCAATTGAAAAACTTAAATCAAAAGATGTTATCTCTGATGCAGTGTTGTTCCATTTACCATTTACAATATACTCCCATTCTCCACCTATGTTGCAGCTTCCCCTTGACGTTATTAATTTTTCCTGACCCGCTGCTATGCAAATAACAGTTGCTTCTGCACTTGACAAATATGGGCTGTATCCTCTACCCAAAACATAAAAGCCATAAGTTGCATTATTGTTTGAGACGGAAGTTCCGCCGTGTTGCAAGTAATTGCTAAAATAGTTGTTACCTGTGTCGCCATTAAATCTTAGACGCAAATCCTGTCCTGTTCCACTTGTCGGTTTGCAATAGGCATAAAGATGGAAGATTCTATACGTCCCAGTCCAAGTCAAAGAAACACTTGCTAAGTCAGAGCCAAGAGTTGTATCTGCAATCCTCGCAAAAACATCTGTTTTTCGTGTAGCGTCATTTGCACTTGTCGGTGCTCCTAAGTTTGTAAGTTTCTTTGTGTTTGCGTCAAAGTCAACCTGCCAAGTTTGAGCAGCGTTATAGGTGTCATTCAAGTCCGCAGACTTCAGAACCTCGCCTGGAACGAAGTCCGTTGCTCCTCCCAATTTCACATTTCTTATTGCAATTATAATCCCCGCCTTAAAACTTCTTCTTTGTTGACCTGTGTTTCATTAAGAAAAATTATTTTCCATCCATATTTATTTGCTGTTTCTCCCCTTTTATTTTTCCAATTTTCAAGACCACCAGCGAATTGTTCTTTATGTTTTCTATAGAATACCTCAATCGCTATTTTCTCTCCGTTGCAGTTTATGAAATCTGGGTTTATGTTCTCTATCCAGAATCTGCCATTTCCAACGAAGATATAGGGCAATTTTAAATTATCAATAATCTCAATCATTTTCTTTTCTAAAGAGGACGGTATTCTTCGTCTCAATATTTTTTTAATATATTCTGAATCTTTACAAAGTTTTAAATGACTTTCTCTCATTTTTCTCCTTGTTTCTTTGGATTTAAGTCTGCCCTTTTGAAATTCGCTTATTTTTTTTCTCGTTTCCAAAGAACGCTTAATACCTTTTAATTTTTCCTTATGCTCTTGGGTTAATAATTTGCCTTTCAAATGACTTACTTTACCTTTATGTGTTTTGCTAAGGATTTTTCTTGTTTCTTCCGAATGCATCTTGCCACTTATCCAAGGAATCATTCCTTTTTTAAATTCCGTTTCTGGCGAATAATGTATTCCTGCTACAAATCTTCCTTGTGAATCTCTCACATTTCTTATTGCCATACAGTCACCGTTAAATATTTGGAATCAAAGTCAAGACAGCAGATGCGATTGTTCCATCTCCACCACCTGTTAATATCTTTAAACTAATTGTTTCCCCAGATGAGATTATGTCATTAACAACCAAAATAACTCCAGCACCTGAATACCATCTGCAAGCCCTTGCTGTATCGTAATTTTTGATTGCCTTTACTTTTATACTATAAGTGAAAGGGTTAGTCCACTGAGCTAAAACAGTTCCAACACCTCCAGCATAATACCTCTCATACTGTCCATTTAAAACAAATGTGTTTGCAGCAAGTGTTGTATCTTTTAGGTCTACTGCGTAAAGGACATCTCCATCTACCCAGTCGGCTACCCCTCCAAGTTTTATGATTTTCACTGCCATTTCAAATCACCTAATATTCTTGTTCAAATATAACTTCATTTAAATTTTGAATTGCATATCCTGCGGGAGCAGATGCCCCAAGCACAAAATAAGCTGTAGCTGTGGCAGCTGTCGGTATCAAAGTTGACTCGCCCTTTTTGACTCCGTTTACATACCATTCCACTTTTTGACCAGCTTTGAATCTTAAAGCAAGGATATAAACAGGACCACTATAAGAACTGCCTATCCCGGTTTGGATAGTTGTTGCGAGGTCAACAATTGTGAGAGTAGTTCCATTATGGACTAATCCTTTCAGTGCCAACTGCATATCAGTAACAGTGCCATCCAACCTAAATCCTACAGATTTTAGCGTTGGGTCAGCTGCGGTGTTGTTATGACTAACCATAACCCAACTTTTGCTGTCTGCTGCTATTCCATAAGATGAAGTAAACATAAATCCCAAATAAAAATCTTTATTCCAATCAAAAACTTGTCCAGTCCCTAACCAAAAAATTCCATAACTTCTTATCAATTCCTTATAAGCAACTGCAGGAGTGAATCCAGTCCCAGCATAAATATGTAAAATCCTCCATCCTTTAGTAGGAGGCTGTCCCCCAGAAGTCGTCCAATTTGTGAAATCAAATATAGGTAAAAAATCAGTGTGCTTAGTAAAAGTATCCTTAAAGTTTTGATTGACTTCGTCTGCGTTTGCCACTGTTCCGTTTACAAAAGTGTAAGGTAATGCCATATCATCAACTCGTTATAAAATTAATTATCTTGTCTTTCTCTTGTTTATTGTATCTCTCTAATGAGTGCCATAAGTTGTGACAATCCCTGCACAAAATTATAAGATTTTCTGGACTATTATTCTTCCAATTCTTGTCTTTGTGGTGAACATTCAATCTCCTGTTTCCTTCCTTAAAATCGCAAATCATACATTTCTTATCAAATGATTCGTATGCAATTCTCCTCGCTTCCTTATGGTAGAGAGACTTTGCATTTCCGCCTTTCCAAGTAGGGTTGTTTTCCTTTGAATTTTTGCAACTATACGAACAATATTTCGCTGTTTCTTCTCTTGCAGGTATCACTTCAAACATCTTTCCACACCCTAAACATTTCTTTTTTATTTTATCTTTCTTGTTCCAAGCTGGTTTTCCTGTCTTCCATCTCTTTCCGAATGCTGGTTGCCTTTCTTTTGACAGACCTTTGTTCCAAGCTTTTTTGTCCTTTTTTGAATGTCATATTTATATATTGTGATTGGTATTATTTATATTTTTTACGAACTGATTTTATGTTGCCATATTATCGCAATTTCTACAGCACTTGTTTTTGTAATCCCAGTGAACACACTTCTTGAAAATAAAACAGGCGTTAAGTCCGTGTTGAACTCTCCTGTTTCTGTTAATGTGTTTCCATTCAAATCAGTCGAAGGAATGAACCCTCTAGTTTTGATTAACTGATTTACTGTATCAAACTGCGGATATGTGGCTACATAACCATAAAAACCTCCTACTGGAGTTTGTAACGCTGTGTCCGTTACTGCTGGAGTTGCCGACCCAACACCCATTTTAAACTGTGTCACAGCAGTATTATCTGGCGTTGTTTTATACAATCTATTTAATGTCATATTTCGACCAATATTTGTGATAATATCCCCAGAACTAATTTTTACCCCCTCCGTTTATCTCTTCAATATGTGTTTTCCTATGACAAGGAATGCATAAAGTTCTTCCATTATCAACATCAAATTTCAATTCTGGATTTGTATCTCTATATTTTATGTGATGCGGATGCAAAATTTTACCTTTGATATTGCATTTCTGACAAGTATATTTGTCTCTTGCATAGACTTTTGTTCTCCATTCTTTCCACTGTTTTGATTTCCTCTCTATCTCTTTCTCTGAACTTATACCGCCTTTCCAATTGGGATTTTTTTCACCTTTCGTTCTTTCAGATGTAAATTCTGTTTTTGGACTTCTTCTTTGCCCCTTTGATGCCAAACTTACTTTTAATCTATGTTCCTTTGAGAGTTTTTTTCCTAACCAATATCTTGTAGGATTTTTTAATTTAGATTCACTAATTTTATTTTTGGTCTCTTCAGAATGTTTCTCCCCATAAAAGGGATTATTAACCCCCCAACGAATAATTTTCTTTCTATAGTCTGGATTCCGCCAATTTTTTTTACTTGCTTCTCCTATCTTTTGTTTCGTTTCTTCAGATTGCTTTCTGCCAACATTTACCTTATTTCCATTTTTAAAGGAAAACGCATTTATAGGTTTAAGATGCCCTTTCTTGAAACTCATATTCACCACTTTAAAGTTATAATTATTATTTATATTTTGTGATATATTAATATAATTTTCCATCAGCCCACCTCATATCCTTTTCGTTGCAGTTTTAAAATCACATCAGCTCTTATTTCTTCGTCTGACATTTCTGCATCGTAGGTAAATTGTTCCAAAGGATATTCTTCAACTTTGGCGATTTTTACCGTATCTCCGTTTTCAGTTTCCGTAATTATCTCTATCGTAACCATAATCATCTCCCCATTATTATCCAATCCATTTCTCCTGTCCAATCAGTCCTGAAGGCAGGCAAAGACGTCTGGTCTGCTGGGGTAAATAAAACTCTTGGCGCTTTTGTAAAATAAACTTTAGTTCCGTCACATTTCAGGAAATTTACTTGCACGACTTTTACATTATTGAAATAAACCGTTCCAGACAAGTAATTAGCATCTATTCCTAAAAATCTTGGCATTACACTACCTCCTCAGTAGACAATATTCCGTCATCGTCTACTATCAATCTCCATCTTTTAGTATCCGAGTTAAGTATCAATCCTTTTGTTTTATCTGTTATCTCTATGTCAACTGTTCCGACTTTATCTGCTTTACTGCTTTCTAAATTGATTAGGTCTGTATTGATTGCAATTATGCTACTATTTATGCTGGTTAAGTTTCCGTTGATGGTAACAAGTCCTTCGTTGATTGTAGTTATACCACTATTTATGACGTCTATGTATCCGTTGATTGTAACAACAGCTACATTCAGACTCGCAACCCCAACCCCCAAAGTTGTTAAAGAATCGTTAACAGCAGATGCAAATAAGTCTATCTTGTCAGAGTTTTCATTCACATCTATATCCCAGTCAGGGTCTCCCCTCGCTGGTTTTTTCAATAATAAAAATGTAGTGCTTGCCATCAGAACACACCTCCAAAACCTCTTTCTCCAAATCCTCCAGCTTGCCCATATCCTGTGTTAATCGGAGTGAAGTTTACTGCAAACGCCCCCTGTGCGTTTATGGATATTCTTACTGCGTCTACCAATTCCTGAGTCAATACTCCGAAGGTCAGCATAATTTGTCCCAACACAAGCTTTTCCGTTTCCAATAAAGGATTGTAAAATACCACTTTTATATCGTCTCCAGCCGAGGTTATGTAACCGTCGAGTATGTCTTCCTCGTTTTCCTTGTATACTTTCTTGTTCATATAGAATTTTATTGCTTTTGCTATGTTAGCCATACTTATTGATTCTAAAGGCACGCTTCTAACCGAAACCTTATTAATGTCAATTTTTCCTATTGTGCAATCAATTTCCATATCATCACTTCTTGAATTCCGTAACTGAAAATTCAGCTACTGCATCCGCTCCGAGAGGTCCAGCCCCTCCGCATCTAACAGTTCCTGTTCCTGCCAAGACTTTCCAGCAGATTGTAAAAGTATGAGAGCCAGCAGATAGTCCTGTTATCAATCTTGTAAATGACATAGTGAATTCATCCGAAGCTGGGACTCTAAGTCTTCTTGCCATAACTATTCCTGTAGTTGGCGGAGTTCCGTCTACAAACAAGGCAAAATCTTCAGAAGTGTTTGACGAGTTCGTTGCGTTGGCGTTAAATACAACTAAAACCGCTCCTCCAGTTGTCGTCATCGTTATCTGATAATCTGTAAGAATTACATAAGAGGTGGATGTCGTAGTTACATCTCCAGCAGTGCGTCTAACAAATTGGTGTTGCGTAACTCCAGCTAACTTCGCAGCTTGGATTTCATTATTAGGAATATCTCCATTATTTACAGTCTCAAGCTTAAGGTTCATCTTTGCAGCTTGAATCAAATCTCCTGGCGAGACCGCAGTTCCTGTTCCCATAATTCACCTCAATAAGTCACCGTTACGTCATTCACTACTAAATCTTTGACTGTGTCTGTATTTATAATTTTCCATCTTAATTTTTGCCCTACTGTTGAAAATGCGTGAGTTACTCCATCTGTAACTTCTTCAAATGTTAGTCCATCATCTGCACTTAAAAATTCTTTATGGTCTGCTGTTCCTCCTGTTGGGTCATCATACAAAGAACTATCATATCTTGCAGTTCCATACGTTGCAATTATGAAATTCACACAATCGCAAATTAATTTTGCAGATGCTATATCTACTGCGTCTGTATAAATCAAAGCTGAAGTTGCCTGTTCTCCTGGGTCAAAAAACAACTTTTTATTTACTGTGTCCCAATCTGCTGTGACCGCACTCCCAAAATCTAAAGTTCCTGTATCTAATACACCATACGCTACGCTATCTAAATAAAATCCTAATCCTGTTGTCCCTTTGAATTCTGTGTCGTAAAATTCTTCTGCAAAAGTATTATTCGGATTGATTAACCTTATAGAAATCGGGACAGATGTTACGCTACCTAATCTTACTATACCTAAAATTCCTGCGTCTGGATTTCCTAGAATAAAAGAACTAGCAGAACTACTACCCCATTTACCTATCCCCCAAACCCCATAAGCTGGATTGCCCCAAATCAATACATCTCCTGCTATGTTGGTCTGGTCTATTCTCATAAATCTTGGCTTCATTAGGATATTTGACGATTGAGATAAAACATTCAACAAATAATCCTGCGTTCCTGTTACCATCTCTTCCAATCTTTTTATTCTGTTCTCCGTTCCAGAAATGAATTCATCAAACGTCCACATTTTGTCCCCCACTACTATCTCATCATAATCATAAGGGAATCTTAGATTCTGATGCGTTATGACATACAAAGCATTCTTATTGTTTATATCATCCACTACTTGAATCTTTTGACCCACCAACAATCCGAGAGATATAACATCTCTTGCCGACAGAGTTGTTGAATAAAATGGAGTTGAAAATCTCCCCAATATTTCACCGACTCTTAATTCTGCATCTTGTGTGCTTCTTACATCAGTCAAAAGGATTTTCTTTTCCCATCTGCCATAAATAGCAATTGATGCGTTATTTTCAAGTTTGACTGGCGTTGGAATTGAATAGGTATATCTAATCTCTACGTTATTTACACCTACAGGTGGAGCTACTGCAAATCTTATCTTTTTGTTCACTTTGTCAACATAATAATTAGCACTAACACTTGAGCCTTCAACTTGACCTGTTTGTAAAACACTACTTAGATAAACTTTCGTGGATTCTGGAGTTTTTTGAAGGGTAAATGTTAACAGAGCACCAGTCCCGTTAAAGAATTCGGTAGTCTCAACATCCTGATAACTTCCTTCTGCTATTATAGAATTTGCAAGTTCTGTTCTATCTTCTGTCCATTTCGGAACTTGAATTAAATTATCTCCAACTGTTAGAGTATTTGTGTTTAAATTAAATCCCTTTGGCTCAAAATAAACTTTATTCGTATCTGGTCTGTAATATATCTGCCAATTCATAGTGTTTGCTAAAGCCTGACATCTTTCGCTTACATAAGCGTCTCTGCATACGAATTTAGAAATCACGCTAGAACTTCCCGTATCCTGAATTGTTGTTCCATCTGCATTCAAACCACCATAGACTGTAACTAAATCAAGAATTATGTCACTTACTTTCATATTCAAATAAATCTTTGTGACTATTCTACGTCCTAATTGCCCCATTTTATCTTTTGCTTTTACTTGAACCTTTGTCCCAGTTTCTGTAAAACTATCAACGTAACCATCTAAAACAAACTCATCGCTTGGTGTCGTAACTCCCCTGAAAACTTGAATGGACACCCCTTGAGCTAAGGTTATCAAATCAGTTAATTTTTTAGTAAATTCTAAATCTATTGTGTGCATAAAATCACCGAAACTTCTATTGATTGTCCAGTTCAAAATCGGGTCTGTAACATCTATTCCTCCTATGAAAACTTGAGTCATCATTTTCTCTGTCATAACATCACTTCTTTAATCTTATGTCATTCAACAATCGTATCATCTCATTATTCAATCTAACTAATTCCTTTGTCTGCCAAAGCATATCCTGCCTCCATCTATCTTCAATTCTTTCTTTTTCTCTGAAGTAGATAGCCAGCATTTTTTTTAGTTGCCTTACTTCTATGACCAACCACTCTAGGTCTAATGTTTCTCTTTCTTTAGTTTTTTCTTTATTTGACAAAGCCTTCAATTGCTCTATTTCATCTTTGTTAGGTTTCACCAATTCTCCGTTCATAGTAAATCACTTGCCTCCGTTAATTTAATCGAAAACGATATTTTTCCTGGCGACCCCTCTTCAAATCCAAAACTCAAATCTATTATCTTTACTTTAATATCTGCATCTAAAAAACCTGAATGGAAAGTAGAGGATATTTCTTGGTCTCCGTTTAGTATTTTCTGCAACTCATTCGCAAAATTCCTTAAATTTGTAATATTAGACACCACTTCATTTCCATTCAAATCTCTATCATCAGGTCTTGTTCCATCTATTGATATATCTCTCTGTGCTCCAAGAATGTCTATCGCCTGTAAATCCACAGAGTCTGATAAAGGCAAAGGAAAAATCTGAACATTAGATGTCTTTCTAATGTCCTCTTTAGCAGTAAACAAAAGAGGAATAGGATTACCACTATTTGCATTCGGATGCCTGATAGTTCCACTAACCATTATATACCACCTACAGTTGGGACTCCTGGCTGTCTAGACCTTATTCTTCTTTGCAATTCTCTGTTAAGGTCGGTAGCCAATTTTTTAATATCATACTCTGAATCTATCCTTGCGTTTATTGTTATGTTCGGAGAGTAAGAAACAGGCGTCTCCCTTGCTCTAGCTTCTCCTGCCCTCAATACTTCTTCTTTTCTGTGCATCCAGTAATAACCAGTCTCTGGGATTACCCCACCTAGTTGCTTCGACCCTTTTGGGGTTATAGATGGAGTAAAACCGCCTTTGGGGGTAGAAACCTCTATTTTAATATTTTTTATGGCAGTTATTATGTCTTTATTTCCTGTTTTTATTATGTCTTTCAACGGTAAACCACCACCTATTAAATTTAGTTGATTAGTCTGTTCCGTAAGTATCGCGGCATTAGCTGCGTCTATCTGGTTTTGCGCTAGAACTTTTGCACCTGTACCCAACGTATCTAACTTTTCTTCTAATGCTGTCTTATATCCACTCAACGCCGCTACCCATAGTTTAGATTGTTCGGCTTGTGCAGCTTTCAAATCTTTTTGCACGTCTGCTTGTGACCTAATCGATTCGTGTATCTCTGCTATTCCTTCTATTTTCAACTTTCCTAGACCAGGAACAATACCACTAACAAATTCTTTTGCCAACCCACTAATCATTCCTAATATATCTATTCCTGCAGGTTTCACTTCTGCTAGTGGGGGTTTTTCTGGCAAAGGCGGTATCTTTCCTTTCTCTAAGGCGTCTAGTGCATCTTGTAAGGCTTTTTTAAACGCATCAACTTCAGTTGTAGCATCTTGTAACGCTTTATTAAATGCTGCACTATACGTGTCTAGTAAGGTCGCCATCGTTCCTGTTGTCTGTCCAAAGATAGTCAAACCAAGAGCGGCATCCCCAACTGAACCTGGCAAATCCTTAAACTCGTTATAAGCTTCTCTCCATTTTGGCGGTAACATACTCAAAAGGTCTACATTATCCTTTACCGCTTTTCCTAACATCTCTGCCGCCATTTTCCATACTTCAGATTTTGATAACTCTTCTACTGTTTTCCCTAAACCAGCTAGATAATTCACAAAATTTTGTAACGAATCATTAAACCACTGCACTATTCCAACAGAGTCTTCAAAAGCTGCCAAAAATCCTGTTAATGGAGCTGTTGCATCTTTTATTCCTTGCATTAAAGGCATCAAAGCAAGATAGGTAGCCGCAAAAATTTCCTGCAGTTGGTCCATCGCCTCTGGCTGTGTTATTGCTCCAGCCTTCAAAGCTTTCAATACATCAGCAGCTTTTTTTAACGACTGCCTAATCACATTCATAGAAAGAATAATATACGGTCTCATCAGTATAGACAAGAAATCCCCAAATGGTTTCATAACCAAACTCCAGATTTTCTTTTGAATCATATCTATAGATTTAAAAGCTGGAGAGGACTCTTTCATAACTTCAATTTGTTTTTTCAACTTGTCGTTAATCCCATTCAAAATTGTTACTGCTACTCCTATACCAACAGCAATTGCTGCAATAGGTCCTAAAATAGCCATAATCCCAGACATAGCACCAGCACCTGCCGCCGCCTCTGGAGCTGCTGCCTCTAAAGCTTCAGCTGTCGGTGGAACAGGAATTGCTGGAACACCAGGCATCGTTACACCAGGCGGTTTTATCGCTTTTACATATCCTCTTATTTTATCAAAGGCATATTTCATTTCACTTACTATTCTGCCAAACATTCCAGGGATAGCTCCGACTATATCATCCACCGCTTTATTCGCTTCTTTAGAAACGTCCTTCATAGCTTTGTTTACGTCACTCTTTATTTTTGCTACTCCAGACACTGCTAAATTCAATACTCCTTTTATCGCAAACTCTGGCATATTTTCCTCTCCACTGCACTCATACCCATCATCTCATCGTCGAGTTCTTTAGTATCTTTTTTCAGAGTGTCAAGGAAGGTAAGAAACGCTACTACGTCTGTCAGGCTCATCGCTTCTACTTCAGAGGGCTGTATCCCCAATTCACGAACCAATCGGAATTTCGCAATCTTCACATTCGTGTCTAAGTCATCTGAGCCGTGTCTAAACGCCCATCGTAGTTTTATTTTTTTTCGGGGGTTACAGCTAGCATTTCGTTGAATGCGGCAAGAAGTTGCATCCCTAATGATTTTGGCAAGTTCCTGATACTTTCTTCATTAACTGGGAACGGAGCTTTCTTTATTGATTTTAGCAAAGCTTGTATTCCATACTTTTCCATATCCACTTCAGTTGTTATTTCAGGACCAAGTTTTGCAACACTCGTTTCCTTTACGAATTTAAGGTAATCTCCGTATTTCAATTCTTGCAGCACTACTACTTCCTGTCTGCCCTCCCATTCTATTTTTACCTCTTTCTCTATCGCCATCTATCTTCACCCCCTTATGGTGCTACTCCCGTGTTATTTGTTGCTGTCACAGATAAACTCCTCATCCAACCTGTTGCGTCTTCCCAAATGATAGCGGTTGGGTCTTGTGGCAAACTATCATCGTCGAACTTAACTCCAGTGAACGTTAAAGTTATTGTTCTCTCGTTTGTGCTTGTCAGTCCGTTGGTAAAGTTCAATTTAAGTGTAGCCGTCTCTGCAACATCTGCTGCAGGAGCAGAAGCACTTCCATAAAATTTCTGCAACACTGTCGCAGAATTTACGAAAGCCGCAGAGAAACCACTTAGTGTGTATTCTCTTTGCTTTGGAACAGATGCTTGACCGAACCTTGTTCCAAGTTGCCAAATTACTTCTATGTTGTTTGTTATTGTAACTTCGGCAGTCTGGATATAAGCTATCGGGACTCCTGTTGGTAGTTCCAACGTTCCTTCACTGAATACGAAAGGTTCTTCTGTTTCTGATACTGGTGAAACAGACACTGCACTAAGAGTTTCGTTCACAAACGGAATGTCAAGTTTTACTTTCACTAACTCGTTAACTGCGCAAGTTATGACACACGAGTTTACTTTTCCGCCCAACAGTTTCATTACATCAGGTCCTGCCGTGTTTATTTGATTCAGTATTGTTATCGAAGATACTGTGTCAGATTCAGCCCAAGTCCAGTTATATGGACCTGTTCCTAAAACTGACGGCGTTGCGCCAATCACGGCTCTGAAAAACCACGGGTTTGACAATACGAAACTTATCGTAGTCGTCGGCTCGTATTTTTTCACAACTAGTTTTTGGGCATTCCTAGCCCCTATTTGGAATATTCTTTCCATAGTGTTTTTTCTTGATAAAGTGTCTATTTTCACTCCGTGACCGAATGCTTTGTCAATTGTTCCTGCTGCACTTCCGAATGTAGTCTCCCATCCATATTTTACGAAAGACTTTACACCAGCAATTACATCATCTACCATAGTTCCACCTCCATAATTTTTCTCTATTTATCATTTCTTTCTTTTTTTAACTATGAAATCTTTGTCTTCTATGTCACCTTGGGTTTTTTGAACAATAGGAGATGGCTCTTCTTTCTTCGAGCAGACATCACAAATTTTTAAAGTTGTAACTTCTGCATCTTCTACTTTGTTATCAGTCCAAGTTTTCCCATCTTCGCTTGTTCTTCCACAATTCGGACATTTCAATACTTTAACCATTTTAATTACCTCCATTTTTACAAAAAGTCTACTTTTCTCATTATCTGCAAGTCAATAGACCTTTGAACTAATCTTCCTTCTCTATCTCCTGTAACTATAATAGGACTTAGTGTAGTTGGACTAATAAATTTAAAATTGTAGAAATTCTTTGCGTTTTGCTGGATTTTTTGTCTTATGGCAGTTAAAGTTGTATTCACCCCTTGTGTTCCTTCCCCTGCTCCTCGTTCTGGATACCAAACGTAACAAGCAATCATATAATCGCTCACCCAAGATGTTCCTCCTATCCCAAGCGGCGAAGTCGGTGCACTTACTATGTCAAATCCTATTCGTGGGTAGTTCTCTAAAGTAAGTTCTACTCTCGGCATATCTGGGTAAATCCTGTCTGAATTTCCATAGTCGTAATTCACCTCTACGTTATTTGAACCTGCAGGCGGTGCAATTGTAAAAGTAACTGTTGGATATGCACTTGGGTCATCGTCTTTGTAATTTATCAAATAATCAATACCATTTCTTAAGGTAACAGAATTCACCTTTACAAACCGCACATTTTTTACGTTCTTTCTTGTGAGGGTAAAAGTCAAAACCGAACCAGTTCCACTGAATAAATCAGAAGCTGTAGTTACTCCTCTTAAACTAATAGAAAAAATATCCTGATTCCTAAGAAATACGGTTAGCTCTTCCAAGAACTTATAGACATTACTAAGTCCCATCTTTCTCACTTCGCCTTCAGCTTTCGCTAAGACTTGAGGACAGTTATCATCGCACCTCAAACTGCCCTGCCCAAATTTTCCTACTTAATTATTTATCATAATCCCCTTATTAATCTAATTGATAGGGATTGTTTATCTTTTTTGTGAATTTTATGCAGTGTGTTGTTTTAAGATAGGTTTGATACCCTTTAAAATCAAAGTATAACCTCTAGTTTTTATTATAGCGAATGATGAATCATTTTGCGAACGTTTCTTTTAAGATTTGGTTTATCCTTATTATGTCTTTTCATATGACAGCTTTGACATAGAGTTATAAGGTTTTCCAGAAAATTATCTTCCGGTTTTTCGTATGGTTTGATATGGTGTGCAACTATTTTAATTCCAGATTTTCCACAATCTTGACAGGTGAAATAATCTCTTTGCCATACTTTAATTCTGATTTTGTCCCAGTCTTCGCCTCTATACATAGAATAAAGTTTGGTTTTCCCCCCTTGCCAGTTCCAGTTATTTTCACCCTTCGTTCTATCTGAAGTAAATTGACCAGAATTTGACAATCCTAATTTGCTTGGGTTTTTATCTGTCTGAAATGGTGAGATTAATTTGCCTTCTTTAAAAAGCCTTTTTCTTGTATCAGATAATTTTTCACGTATTTCTATTCTTTTATTCCTTAAAGCAACATCTGGGTTTCTCATACCTTTTTTGAAACTGCCTTTGTTGGTATAACCTTTTAGTCCTTTATTCCAAGCGATATGTCCCTGTTTAAATACCATAACTTAACTACCTATTAGTTAATATATTATTGATTTTTGTGATTTATAAAGATTTTAACTTTCAAAAGTTTTTTTAAGAATTTCATTAATTCTTTCCTGAGTCATTTCGAAGAAGGCGGGACGCAAAAAAGGTCTATACCCACTTGGTGTTCTTAATGGACTTTTAGGCGTTCCTACTTGTATTCCTTTCTTATATATTTTTCTAGCTACTGGATACCAAGGTAATCCTTTTGCTTCTGACCACTTTTTAATTGATTCTTCTTCTGGCCAAGTCCCAGGCGGCTGACCATATTCCATAGTTATTCCGTGTTTTTCTGGACTCCCAACTACAATAGTAAAACCATCAGGGTCTACTTCTACTTTAGAAGCTATGCTTCCTTTCAACTTTTGCGAAAAAACTGGAACTAATTCTCTAGCTCTTAGTTCTATAGTAATTGCAACCCTATTAGCCGCTTTTCTTACCACATCTCCAACATTCTTCTCATTAAACTCAACTGCCATTCAAATCACTGTTACTACTTACTATACTAATTTACCTCCTTATTACTGTTTTCTACCAAAAACAATACTAAGTCTGACTTCCACTGATTTTAAACATCGGTGCGTATTTATATACTTCAACGTCTCCAATCTTTCTTATTATCACATTCTTAGATTCTGGCGTTATTTCATAAGTCTCTCCGTCTATTTGAAACCTGTCACCTATCTGCAAGTCTTGGTTTATCTTGACAATCACATAAGCGTCTCCCAAATCTACCAAACCTTCTCTGTCGAATGACCATCTTTGTTCTCTCTTTAAGAATATCGCTCTAATCGTAGCTGGCGTAGCGTAAGTATTAACTACACTTCCTGTGATATTAGAAAACCCTCTTGTTGCAGAAAGTCTAACTACATCTCTTGATAAATAATTGAACATCGAGACGAAATGAATATTAGTCAAAAAAGGCGGATTCGTCATCTCAACACCCCGAATTGCAATATTACCCAAGACAAAAATATTAAAGCCAAAGCAGTTATTTCAATAGACCAACCAAACCAAAGTATTCCCATCTTTAAATTCTGAAATGCAACATCGAGTAAATGAAGACTATAAAGCAAGAAAAACGCTGCAAATGAACCACCAACTACACAATCTAAAACTTTTTTATAAAATTTTTCCATCACAACCCCCTGTAAAATACTTTTCCATCTCTTATTAGGTATTCTATAGTGCTTTCTATTTGCCTTAAAACATAAAGCAAGTCTGGCTCGTGGGAGCTTTTGACTTTTAGCTTGTCTATATCCCCATCTAACGCTTGCTTTATTTCTACTCTTTCCCATTTTTTATAAGTAATTAATTCGTATGTCATATATATCACAACCTATATTTAGTAGTATCCTCTAAATCTTCCGAACATAGAAGGCAAATCTTCTGTTCTTCCTCCAGCCCAACCACGCATATAGATTGGCTTGATTTGGAAGATGTAATGGTAATACTTGTTCAGTGCAGCTTCAGAAGACTCATCAAAATGGCTAGTATCTATAGTTACAGTCTGCTCTGGTGCATTTATATTTGACAAACCAGACTTAACAATTTTTATTCTCATTTGTTTCATAGCCAAATAAGTGGCATAGGCAATCGTAGCACGTTTTAATAAAGTATTAACAATCTCTGAAAAAGGTTTTTGTGCAAACCTGTAAGTCACTTTAACGCTTCTTCCGTTTGACGGATAACCAGCCTTAAGTGTAAAATATCCTTCCCTGTCGCTTATTGTATCAACCTGACTGCTTATGTCATAATCCTGCTGGCTATCGAATTCGTAAACTTGTATGTCAGCTACAGTTAACGCTCCGTCTAAATTATCATCAGCAAAATAAATCCTGTATACTCCTCCTGCTGGAGGCAGAGATACGCCAGAATATCTTGAAACTCCTGAATTCGCCCTTGGGTAATATCTAACTACACCGCTAGACAAAGTTGTCCCTACTACTTGCTCTTCTCTAACTAAAAAATACGCATCTTCTCTTATATGGTTCATCGCTTCGGTAATAAATGTTGACATATCGCCTGAGCTAACATCATCTGTAGTCAATCCACTTTCAGCATATACTTCAGTTGTCGACGCATAAGGAACTGCTGGCATAAATTCACCTACTTATAATTAACCTTCTTTATTTAAAAGATTTTGGGGCGGCTGTAAAACCCTTAACAGCCACATACTACACCCCCACAATAAGTTTCAATACGACAGAAAGAACTATTACTATTATAAATCCGCCTATTATCACTTGGTTCGTTGAGTTTAATTTTTCCTTAATCCATTTTATATCGGTCTGCAAAATAGCAATCTCTTCACTTTGCTTCCCTATCGCAGACCACACTGATTTTCCATTAGCCATTACTATTTACCTCATTTTTGTTTCTTTCGCCATTCAGAATAATCCTGTGCCAATTTCTGGAATCCTTTTAATTTTTCAGCCATAAAATCACCTAACTTAAATCAATAGTAGTTATGTAAACAGTAGCAGTTCCCTGCGTTCCTGTTGTCGTTGCTACGTAAGCGTTAATGGCAGTCGCTGCGTTGTAATATTTCTGCAAAGGATTCGGAGTCACTCCATCCCAAAGGTAAGCTCCTCTAAGACCAACGTCATCTCCACTGAAAGCTCCTGCACCTTTAGCTACGTTAGCATTAGCCAATAAACCAAAGTTATTTCCAGCGTCTCCTATGTCAATAGATGTATCTCCGTCAAAGGCAGTTCCAACTAATACATAAACATCAGTAACTATCTCGTTAGTTCCCGTCGTGTAAATTAATTGTGTTCCTCCACTGTAAGTTATTCCAACTCTTCTTACTGTCGGAACTCCTTTAATTCCGCTTGCTCTCTTGCTGGAATCAATCATCGTTGTTCCGCCAACTTGGAAGTTTCCTGATGAGATGTTTACATTTGCAAATGGAGTAAGTGTAATATCCCCTGACGTTGTGGTAGATAACGTCAAAGTAGAGCTATCTATTGTCAACGAAGGAGCTGTGACTCCAGTAAAAGTCCCTGCTCCTGCTGCTGATATTCTCGCAGTCCCACCAAGTTGCAAGTCACCTGCCGTTATATTAACATTAGCAAATGGTGTCAATTCTATATCTCCACTAGTTGTCGTAGAGAGAATCAACGTTGAACTATCAATTGTTAAGCTTGGGGCTGTAAGTCCAGTGAAAGTTCCAGCACCAGCCGCCGAGATTCTAGCAGTTCCGCCTATCTGTAAATCCCCAGCAGTTATATTCACATTTGCGAAAGGTGTCAACTCTATGTCTCCTGAAGTTGTCGTAGAAATCGTTAAAGTTGAACTATCAATTGTCACGGAAGGCGACGTTACCCCTATAAACGTTCCTGCACCTGCGGCAGATATTCGTGCAGTTCCACCCAATTGCAAATCTCCGCTAGTAATATTTACATTAGCGAAGGGGGTTAATTCTATGTCTCCGCTTGTAGTTGTTGATAAAATTAATGTTGCTGAATCTATTGTCAAACTAGGGGCTGTTAATCCAGTAAATGTTCCTACTCCACCAGTTATAGTTGCCCCTGCTCCGTCTGTTAGAGTCGCTCCTTGTATTGTCCCTGTGGCTGTGATTGCACCATCAACATAAAGCTGTTCTGTCGGGTTAACATAAGAACCAATTACTACTTTATCTGTCGTATTGTCAAGATAAGTTACTCCGTCAGTTGCGTTCCTCGTCCAAGGTCCACCAGCACTAATCAAATCTGCTAAAGTTACAGTCCCTGAAATAGCATCAGTAAAAGTCATATTAGTTAAACCATCTATTCCGATGTAAGTGGTTGCGTCCACAATCTGGAAAGTTGTTGCTGTTCTTATGTAACCAGTAGAATCTATATTCCCTGAACCGTCTATTGACCAACTAGTTCCACCTATTGTTGTTCCTGCTAATTCAATCGCCCTGCCAGTTACCGTTGCTCCTGTGAAGTCAATACCATTTAGATTAATCGTTGAGCCAGTCAAATTCATTAAAGTGTCCATCGTAGAAGGTGTTCCCAAAGCTCCTCCGAAGGTTATCCCATTCAGCATTCTTGCCCCGATTGCAATTCCATTCTCAAAGTCAATCGTATCTCCTGTCGCTCCTCCAGCTAATACAAGTCCTGCAAGTATTCTGTAAGTAGAACTTGTCCCGAATCCTCCACATATTCCTACTATAGCTGCTGTCAATCCTGCTGTAGATGAGAAATTATTAGCTGATGTAAATAGACCTCCTATACCCTGAGAAGCAACTGCTGCTTGAGTATGTGACTCTCCTATCAATCCTATTGATATTCCAGAAGGTCCATCATCAAATGCCCTGAATAATCCACCGCTTGCTCCAACACCTCCAGCAACACCACCTGTGTAGTGCGTCTCAATTTGCATTCCTCTTGCTACGCCCCAGTCGGGTGCTGTCTGGTTTGAATTAATCAGAATGTCAAGACCTACGCAACCTGATGATGGAATTGCAGTTGAGCTTATTAGTTGTATAACTCTTTGTGTGTCGTCTCGCTCAATACATAAAGGATAAGCGGGAGTTGTCGTTCCTATCCCTACGTTTCCCGAAGTATCAACTGTAATCAAAGGAGACGCAGAGCCACCCCAATATTCCAAATTAGATGCTAAAAGACAAAGCTGGAGAGGCTGTCCTGCATTCGGAGATATAGTTAACGGATTCGTTGGGTTTATCGTTCCTATTATAATGTTAGTAAAAATCCTGTCTGAATTGTAAATCGTATTGATAAAACCATCGCTAAATGCCGAACCAGAATCTCCTATTTTTGGACTTACTCCTGTTGGCATAAATCTGTTTGCTATCGCATCTCCCGATATAGTAGCATTTCCAACTACGTCTAATTTTTCGGTTGGCGTTGCTGTTCCTATTCCTACACTGTCTGTTAAGGTATCAAGGTAAGTATAACCTAAAGTTCCATCCCTATCCCACGGACCTCCTCCAGTCAGTAAACTATTCAAAGTATGCTCTCCTGCTATTGGGTCAAAGAAAGTCAATTCGTCTGTTCCTGTGCTTGCTCTTATTCCAGTCAAGCCTGTCGGGCTGTCATAAAATAAATTTTCTCCTTTTGATATTATTACTTTTTGTGACACTTCAGCTAGTTCAACTGCTACTTGGACTTTTATCTTAGCTACAACGTCTTCATTAGATTTGTAAGTATAATCTGCGACTATCGGCTGTCCTGCATAAGTCGTCACGTCTGTTGCATTAAATTTCAAATTCCCTGTGCTTAATGACCATTCTACTGTCCCTGCTGTTGGGTTCACAGAAAACGCTGCATCGTTTACTTTCTCTACTGATGTAAATGATGCAAGTGTTCCGCTTGTGTCTGGTTTCAATACAGCTCTTACTTTTACTGTTGTTCCTGTTCTTGGGATATGCACCAATTTTAAACCTAACTGAACTATGATTCCTACGCTTTCTCCAGAAACACTGGCTAGACCTGTGTTAGTCACAGATTCTAAAGCTACTGCACAACTTCCTACATCAGAACGAATAGCATAATGCGTGAATCCTGTATCTCCTGTTTTTTTACCAAGAGAAATAAAATCTCCGACTTTAATATTTGATTTATAAGTTTTCCCAGTATTAAATGGGTCTTCAACCAAAGCGTTTAATACAATCAAACCTGCAGTCTGAATACCTACAACATTACTACTTCCTACTCCAGTCGTTGCAGAACTAGTAGCAAAACCTATTACATTTTGGCTTAGAACTGTAGTTGACTTTATCGCTTTCCCATTAGAATCTAACTCAATAAAGTCTCCTTGCGTGATATTTTGATTATCCGCAACTTGCACCGTTATTATTGTATCAGCCATCTTCCTTCAACCTCTTTCCACCAACATCATCAGTCATAGCCTTTTTCGTAGACTCTGTTTTTATCTCCTCTTTCGTTTCTATTAATATTCCATCATTAAGGGCTTGTTCGAGACTTTGCGTCAAATTTTCTGGCAGTTCTTTTACTTCTCCTTTCCACAGCCAAAATTTTGAGTCAACGTCACCCCAATAGTTTCCTCCTTTGTCCGATATTTTTACTCTCATATTTATCAATCCTTCTCAGCGTAACTAAACTGAAAGTCTAATCCTCACGTCATCTTAGACTTTAAGCGAAGCTAGCTGCTGTGTTTAACAACACTCTTATTCTGCTTGTAGTAGCTCCTGCTGTGCTACCATTTTCCTTGTCGAGAGCTCTCCCGATTGGAAAAGTAGTAATTGGCACAGTTCCGTTTCCAGCTACAACAGCTTGTCCGTCAGCAACTGTAGTTCCAGCATCTCCACCAACGAAGACTGTTTGACCTACGTTGATAGGTGCATCGTAACCTGCACTGCCGTCAGTATCCTGAACAAGGCAGTCAAGGTCAGTGATTCCAGAAACCAAAACAGAAACTGTCTTAGTCCCGACTTCACTTGCACTTGTGGTAACTGCATTCTCAGCAACTCCAGCGATTTGTGCTGCGTTTGTCACGTTTTTTATGACGTTTCCATCTGAATCAATTGCTACCAAATCACCGACTGCTATCGTCTGACTAGCTGCAACTTTTAAAGTTAGAACAAGTCTTGGGAATGCAGAGGATTGCTGAAGCTCAGTTCCAATAAGACCGTTGTAACTCGGACTCGTTGTCGAACTTCTTACCATTTAAAATCCCTCCATAGTTTTTACTACTATTTCTTTAATTAAAGGGGTATATTAATCTTCCACTCACGATTTAGCACTCACTTCTTTGAATCTTTTAATTTAATTGTTTGGTTTATATACTTTACAATCTTTACAATCTGAACCGTTTTTTATAGTCTTTTAATTTATAATGATGAACTTCCTCTAAATGTTTCTTCATTCTAAATTGTCTTGTCATACACAACTGGCATATTTCCATTATTACCGAGCGAGAGTGATACTTATGCCCGTTTTTAAAAACACTTCTGGGCGGTTTATTTTTTAGCGAATCAGAATAAGCTAAAATTCTTTTGTCTGTTTCTTTTGTTTTTCCTTTGTTCCAGATTTCTCTATCCATATAATCACTAAAAAATCTAAAATGGCTCTCCCGTGAGAGAGAGCCAAGTTAAAAATTGTTTTACGATGCTGCCATTTGAACACCGGACACTGCACGGATATTTTGTATTGCGATACCGTATGACTGAAGTGCTATGACTTCAGTGTCTACGCTACCAGGCAATCTTCCGTCAACAACTTCAACATCTGTCTCTTTCACGAAAGTTCCTGCTTCGTTCGCATCACAAAATATACTGAAACCACTGTCTATTTGAGTGGTCACAATAACCTTCTGTGGACCGAAGTATTCTACTCTCGGGAATAGGGTCGTTGCGTTATTTGCAGTTCCAGCCGCAATTGTAACAGTAGCACGGTAGATTGCTTGTTTGAAATCTGTGTCTTTCAAAAGTGCCGCATAATCATCTGGATGCAGAATCAAATGCGTCGCCTTGAAGAACTGTCCTTCAAGCAGAGCACGTGCATCTATAAGGTTAGCATAATTAACCCTTGTAGAAGCTCCACCCGTGAATATTCTGTTTCCGTTTGCGTTTGTAACTACGTTCTTCAAACCCTGAACGATGTCAAAGTCGACTTTACGAGCCAGTGCCTTTCCTGCCCTCTTAGCTTCAGCTACAACCAGCGAAACCATACCCCTCTTTATCATCTCCCAAGTTATCTTGGAAGCTGCTATTTTCTTTGTCGGAGTAACAGTCACGAAGTCGTAACCAACGCCAGTATAGGTAACCGTTCCACCTTCTGCTACTTCAGCAGCAGTGATACGGAGTTCCTTTGGCAATTTGATAGCACCTTTTCCTTGCCCGTGCATTAAGTCTTCGTTCATTTGTAGCAATTCAAGTCCCACCATAACAGGTTCGACTGCCTCTCTTATTACTGACGCTAGGACAGTAGTGAAGAGAGCAGATGCGTTCGATAATGTTACGTCTTCTCTGAACGCACCAGGGAAACTTTCAGAAGAGATGATTCCTACTCGAGCCATCTCCTTAAATATCATTTTCCCTGCGGCTTCTGTTAGAGGGCTTGAAGTTGGTTCACTTAGTTCATAATTTGCCATTTACATCAAACCTCCTGTTTTTCTTACAAATTCTTTTACTCTCCCTTGAATGTCTCCAAGAGAATCTTTTACTGAGGCTGGATTTCCTGTTACTATTGTCTTTCTCCTTTCTGGGAAAGTTCTCGGCTGTTCAGGACCTGCTGGCAGACCTGGGGTCTCCCCTCGTGTCTCGCCTGCTCCTTCATCAGCTCTGACTTTTTCCTCAAGTGCCTCAATTCTCCTTTTTATTGCTTCAAGGGTTTTTTCCTCTTCCTCTTCCTCTTCTGCTTCTCTGCGTCTAAATTCCTCTCTTACAACCTTTTTGATTGCTTCGATTTGGTATTGGTCAAATCCTTTTTCTCCTGGAACATCTCCAGGTGGACTCAAACCAAGAGGCATATCTTTACCTGTAGGTGAAGACGGCTGAACATCGTCAACTTCTCTGAATATTCTTACCATCTTTCACACCTCCATAGTTTTTATCTTCAAATTTTCTTTCTGACAATTTGGACAATACAACTGCTTTTTGTTCCCCACTTGCTTCACTGGAAAGTTGTCTATATAATTTTGAGTTTTGCACTCAAGGCATTTAACTTTCAACTTGTAAAGCTTTTCTGGCAGTCGTTTATCCTGTTTATCAGCATAAGGGTCAATATTGACCTCTTTGATGGGTTCTGCCCCTTCCTCATATCCACACTTTGGACATTTGAGTATAGGTTCAGTTCCTTCTTCTCCCACCATTTTAATCATTTCAGTTCCATCTTTTGGACAGGCTCTTACTCCTGCTCCACCTTCATCCTCTTTTATTACTCTTGCTTTTAAATCAGCAACTTCCTCTTCTGTTGTTACTGGCACTTCTATAAATTTCTTTCCTTTAAATTCGCAAACTTTACAAGTATAACCTTTCTCTTCCCACATAGTCTCAAATGAACCACATCTTGGGCATACGAACTTAGCCATATATTCCTTGAAACTTTCCTGTTTAGGTGCATACGATATGTAAGCAATACTATCTCTCACGTGCCAAATCGTCCCATCGTTTAAACATTTGAAATGACTTCCTTCTTCGTCTTCTTCTCCTCTTGCTATTTTCTTAGAACCGCATCTCGGACAGGCGTTAGTATATCCTCTTCTTTCAGGCGGATAGTCAGATACCTTTGGACCTTTAGTATAATCCATCGGCTCTGTTTTTTTAGGTAAATTAACTCTGTCTTCTAAATCTTTTCCTTCAGCATCACTTGGACTTTCGTAATCTATTTTCTTTCTCGGATTGGGTTGCCATTTATCTGGAGTCCCTTCTTTGCCTCCACTTGCTGGAGATTTACTTGAAGTCTTGTCTCCCGTTCCTGCTTCTTTGAAACTTTCTGTTTTCACTAAATCTTCCTCCCAATAATATTCGGCTTCCTTATCCCCCACCTTTACTAAATATGCTTCTCCTTCTTTTTCTCCTTTCTCGGTTGTTATCCTGCGAGTCACTTCTCCAGTTTTTCCGTCTTTTGTTTTTACTTTATCTCCAACATCAAAAGCGTGAGTTCCTTTTACATCTTCTGATTTTCCGCCAGTTCTGCATCCATAACATATATAACCACTGCGTGGCTCTCCCGCTTTTCTTTCACATTCATCACATTTTACTTCTTGTTCTTTTATAGGTTTTGGCAGATTATTACCTGCCCCACTTATTTGATTTGTCTCTTTTAATAGCATCTCGTTTAAACATCTAGGACACTTTACATATTCTTTAACCTTTTCTGGGAACGGATTCTTTATTTTTCCAGCTTTCCATTCGTCATACATATATCTGCATACTGCTCCTGGCTCTTTTACTCCTGGCTCTTTTCCCATTCTTGATATGCAGTCAGTCATACTAAATCCTGGCGTTGCACCTTTTTGTTCTACGCCCATTCCAGTAGCATCAACTACTTCTTTTCCTGATTTTCCTTTATCTTTTCCTTTTGTGCTTACATAATGGAATCCACCACTTGGGTCTTCTACTTCTATAATAGAGTCAGCTCCAGAAACTGGGATTACTTTAACCTTCGCTTCTTTTAATCTCATTTCAGTAAAACATCTTGTGCATTTAACCCACTGCTCTGGGAAAGTTCTTGTCTTAGTCGGCTCTTCTCCTGTTCTTGTCGGAGATTTCTTCATATAAGTTGTGAAAGCATCATAGAACGCTTGAGCTGCCTCTTCTGAATCAAATGACATTTCGTATTTCTTGTCTAAAGTAACAGACCATTTTTTAGTAGAAATATTCTCATAAGGTTTACTTACTCTTGGACTTGTTACATCTTGAACGTTTGTTACATCTTTTTGCTCTTTGAGACTTTCAGTTGAACGCACACGCCCTAAACGCATTCTTATATCTGAATCAAGCTCATCCCATTCGCTTTCTGCTATACTTGGGTCATCTAAATCAGCTTCAGCAACCCAGCTTCTTCTTTTATTTTTATCTGTTCTTCTCCATTCTGCTCCTGTTATTTCTTTTAATCTCATCTCCCCTTTTCTTAGTTCAGAAGGTTCTAAAGGAACTTGCGGATTTTCTAATTCCTTTCCTGATTGCCCGCATCTAGGACATCTGTTTTGAAAAGGGACTCCAAACTCATCTGCCTTTCCAGAATAATTACAGTTCGTGCACTGATAAATTGTGTCATCTGCTTTTGTTAAATCAAGCAAAGGATTTGCTTCCTTTATACCTAGTCCGAATTTCTCTGCTATTTTGATTGAACTGTCTCCATCTCCTGGAATCAAAACGGGACTCAACTCTAAAAATTCTTGGACGTGAGCTCTTACAAATCCTTCTTTAGGTTCAACATTAGAAACCAAAACCTGTAGACTTACTCCCTTAATGTCACCTCTTTTTACTTTTCGGATAAACGTTTCTTCCATCGGGTCTATGTCTGCCTCGTAATAAGCACCGTCTGCTGCCATATAAGAATTAACTACGTGACCAAAAGGCGGATACATTCTGATACTTTCGTCTTTATGAGAATCAAGAAATGGTTTTCCGATTAAAGTTCCAATAGTAGCATTAAGAGACTCTCGACTATAACTAACCTTGTTCCTTGTCGGTTTGTCGGGGGTGATTATTTTTCCAAATATCTTAAATCCTTTCACTTGACCAGAGGTCGGGTCTACATCTTCCTTGAATTTAAAGTTCTCAGTCAATATTTTGACTTTTTCATTAAACTTCTGCATTTTTGTGGGGTTAATAGTCGGCATCATTATATCAAACTCCTCGTTCTTCCTACTCGTGGGGTCTTTTCATAATTATTATCTACTCCGTCATCCATAACTGGTCTGACGGGTGCATCTTGAGGCAGATGTGATTCTTTAATTTTGTTGCCACAGTTTGGGCAAACTCTCCATCCTTTCCCATTCATTACGCTTTCGCAAGACTCGCATACTTTTCTCTCGTTGTAATCAGGTCGTTGATATTCAACGTCTTGCCACTCTTTTTTACGCATCTCCTCACCTATTTATTTAAGTAAAACTCCTTTATTAATCTAATTTCACCCTATCTTTGGGACGAATATGCTTGTCTTATACTTGTAACCTTTCACTCCCACTCGTTCATCATCGCTTTCTATCTTAACTAGTTTTCCACACCTGTTTAATTTATCAACGTGAAGCCTTATCCTGTTCCTGTTTTCTTCTAATTCATCTGATATTTGTGTTATTGACTTGAAACAACAACCCACGCATTTTATGATTTTTTCCTCTATGTCTTCTTCTTCGTTCATCAGACCCTACTCCTTAATTATTTATCGAATCTCTAGGATTTGCCAAAGGAATTAGTTTTACCCCTTTTATGTCAATATCAATAATTATCCCCCTCATTCCGTTTACTGCTATGATTGTCTTTCCTATATACTTGTCTTTGTTTTTTATCATATCTTCCCTTAATTCTTTCTCTGCTTTCTCTCGCTCCTTTAAAATTGCATCAATCTGTTTTTTGTCCATTTAAATCACTGGCATCCAAACACATCTACAATTTGGGTGAAGCGGTATCTTTTTAATTGCTTCTCCTACTGTGAATATTTTTCCATTCATTTTGTCGCACTCAGCACAGCGTCTTCCGTCTTCTGGGACTGAATTCCATTTTACTTTATCCACACCCATATCTGAATATCTGTTAAGCGTTCCTCCATTTAATACCCTCATAGTCTCTGTCCTTGCTATTCTTAACGCTTCTTCTTTGGTTATAAAAGTAGTATCTGGGAATCCTTTAGCTTTTCTTGTCTCATTCACTGCTTTCATAACGTCATCAGAAATTGATAGAGTAGGTTTTCCTCTCATTATCCCTTCGTTTAAAACAATTTTTATAGCGTCTACTTCATCGTCAGAATAAGTTTTCTTTAAATCAGAGAATTCTGTCTTTCTTATAAAATCTGATATATAATTTGCTGCTGGAGAATATTCAAAGCCTCCCAGTTCCTCTCTTAGGGTAGAGTAATTGGAATAAATGGGGGACATAGTTGGCGTTTTAATCGACGGTGTTTGATAGATAGGTTTTTTAGTTGGAGCTTTCACTGTATCTGTTGGTTGCCCTACTTGTGTTTGCTGTGCTAATTTTGCCTGCCACTGACCATAATAGATGTTTCCTCCTTCTACTTCTGACATATCCAATTCTTTTCTTGCTTCATTTAAAGTAATCTGGTTGGTAGTCCACATCTGGGATATTCTATTTGCCTTAGAACCTACATCTTCAAAGTCTAATTTACCGAATTCTATATGAGCATCTTTTGCTAACCCATATTTTTCTATGACTGGTTTTAGAATAAATCTTTCAATCTGGCTTGTGAATACTTTTCTGTCTGACATAACCGACATAATAAATGCAACTAATTGTTCTTTTGCTGTTGCCCTGTTTACATCTTCAGTTAGTCCCACTAAAAATTCTGGTGCTATTCCTGCTATGATTTTTCTCTTTGTGTGTCTTAGAGCATAATCCAAGTTTATTTCCTTTCCGCTAAAACTCAAGTCTTCCATCTTATAAGGTTTATTTACAATCGCATTCTCTTCCATAGCTAAGTTTTCTAAATAAGCAGCAAGACTATCTATCTCTTCCGCATTAGTTGGGAAATCTTTGTCACCGAAACTGATTATCTTTTTAGGAACAGCCCTGTATTTAGCAATCATAGCTAAAGCTCTTTCCATTTCTTCAAGCATTTCAGTATCATTTATAATAGAAGCCAAGTCACTTCTTCCATATACCCCGTTTATACTCTGATTCAGTTTAAAGTGAACCAACTTCATCCAAGGGACTGGAATAGCTTTGATTCTTATCTTGTGATAGGAATAACCGATATGATAAGACAATTCATACCATCTAGCATCTGGCTCGTTGTAAATCGGGTCAACTCTTTGGAGATAAGCTTCTTGGTCTGATTTTGGATTTCCATATTTGTCAAAGTTTATGTAAATTCTACTCGGGTCTGCTATCGAATAAAATCTGTCTGGTAAACCTGTTTCTAATGAGTAATCAATCTCCATATAGCCATTTCCCGTGATTAGAGTTTTCAAAATGCAATCTAACTGTTGATATTCAAATCCTCTGTCGTCCAAATATTTTTGCAAGAACTCTGCTGTTCGTTCATCTTCACTCACGACTTTAATCTCGTTCCCTGTTATAAATTTAGCCACTTGATTTAATGCCGCTCTGACTAACGAGTTATACATATACATTTCCCAGCACTGACGCATCTCTTCGTGCGGATTCGGTCAATTTTATGTATTTAACATAAAATTTCTAACCACCGCATTTTGAAGATGTCACGGCGAAATGGGGCAAATGACCCAACGACTGTTTTTCGTTCTACTCTTCTATTGAAAAAAGATTCACGTAGAGTAAGCAAGCAACCACCTCCTTTGTTCCATTATAACATTAACTATCTCTTCCAATCTTTCTTTTATTTCGTGTTCCCAAAAACGCATCATATAATACTTGTTTTTTAATTTTTCGTTAACTATTATATCTCTAATCTTATTTCTATTTTGCTCAGTAGTCAATCTTCTTTCTACTGGGTATTCTCTCGGACAACCGTGCCAGTAGCAACCGTCTACAAATATAACTATGTTTGGCTCTATAAAAATATCGCACTGAACGAAGTTTTCTATAACTTTATGGGTTTCAAAGGGAATACCTACTTCTCTCAAACTATTTTGAAGCATAACTTCGGGAATAGTGTTTCTTACTGGTATAACCTGCTTGAGACGCAACTCCCTTAGTTTTTGTTTTGTCTGTTCGGTATGCGTTATCCCTCTATTCCAAGGGACTATTTTGCCTTCTTTGTATAATCTTTTCCGTGTTTTGGATATTTTTATCTTGTGTGCTTCTGAAAGAGGTTTTCCTAATTTTGATTGCCTTATCTTTTCTTTTGTTCCTTCAGTAATACGTCTTCCTTGCCTTGTTAAAGACATCTTTTCCTTAGTCTTTTTTGAATGTTTCTTTCCTTTCATTCCCATATTAACTACCTCTTGGTTATATATATTTATGGGTTTTTGTGGTATATTAATTTAATTTCATACCATCACTTTGTTTTTACTTACTTAAATAATTATTTTGAAGTTTCTCTTTAAATCGCACTGCGGGCATTTACTCATAAACGTTTTCAAGTAATCCCTCCAGCCGCAATACATACATTCTGCTAAGGTATCGTCCACTAAGTCCACCAATATTTTCATCCCGTCCGTTTCTATCAGCATCTGATGGCTGATTCCTGTTCCTTGCTGGTAGTCGTCTGGACCTACTGCTTTAGGATTCGTTCCAGAACTTGGGCTTAGCTTGGCTTCTTCCTTTTTCTTTATCTCAAATTGTTTAATGTCCGTTATGTTCGCAGTAGTAGTTTCTCCGTTCTCCCACTTAACTGTAACCATTTGCCCTTCTTCTGTGGTTTTAATATCAACAATCGTTCCCTCTTTGCCGTCTATCCTTACCATATCCCCTGTTGAAATAGATTTCAATTCTTCTTTAGTTCCTATTCTGTATCCTGTAGCAAGTGGTCTTTCTAAATCCGATTTCCTCGCCCACTGGGTAGAGCCGTCTTCGAACTTGACCAAGAATACTTCCTCCCCAGCGTAGCCCCTTTTGTTTATTATCTCCCCTTCCTTTGGACCTTTGACGTGCACTCCCGTCATCGGCTCGGGCGGTCTCCTTACTGTCACCTTGGCCCCTATGTCGAATCTCGTCGGGACAGTGTTGTCGTTCTTGGTCAGGCCAGGGTTGGCTGGACCAGCCTCCTGAGGGCTGTGCTCCCTTCCCTTCTCGTATCCGAAAAATATTTGTTTTTTAGTTGTATCTACCGCAAACGACTTTCGGTCTCCTGTGTAATTACAATTTTTGCATTTCATAGAATCAAAACTCTTTTATCTTATTTATACAAACTTGTTCATCTTTTAAATCTTTTTCATCTATAAACATTACTTTAAAGCCAAACTTTCCATAATTCTCTACTTTTTGTCTTTTGTATTTCTCTACAGAACCAAATCTTTTAATCTTAAAGAAACTTTCGAATACTTCTATTACTTTTTTCCCCCCATTACAATTGATAAAATCTGGGTTTGAATTCCCAATCCAAACTTGCCCATCTCCAGTAAATATATAAGCAAGTTTATTTTCATCTATCAGTTTCAACAATTTTTTCTCATAACTAGTTGGTCTTGATATACTTAGCACTTTTTTCATAATATTTTCAAATAATTCTGGGTTTTCCTTTACTTTTTTCCAAAATTCCTGCTTTTTTATCGATAAATCTAATACTCTTTTATCGGTATCTTTTGTCAATCCTTTTAACCAAGGGTTTCTTTTAACGTATTTATAGAAACATTCTCTTGAACAATATTTTCTGTGATTTGATGGGCTACTATAAAAAATATTTCCACATCTACAAATTATCTTTGGACCAAGTTTTAATTTAACAATAACTCTATTTTTATAATTCTGATTCTTTAACATTTTTTTTATTGATTCTTTTGTCCTTTTTCTTCCACTTAGACTACAGTGATTAGAACAAAAGTTTTTACCTCTACCTTCGTAGTATCTTTTACATCTCTCACAATTCTTTTTATATATTATTGCCATTTTAACTACCTCTTGGTTATATATATGATATTATAATTTTTGTTGTTTATAAATATTATTCCAAAATATCATCTGAACCACACTGAGGACATTTTAGCTCGTCTCTAAATTGATAAGAGCAAAAACCACACCTACTAACATCTTCGTTGTTATCCCGACCACAAATAGGACAAGAACGTTTATCTTTTGTCATATCCCTAGTCTCTGGACCCTTGGTCACGTGCATATCGCCTGGCGGGGTAGCTCTCTTGGCTGGATTCATAGGAGTGTCTGGCTGTGCGTGCGCCCCTATGTCCGAGTGAGTTACTTCCCTGAGAAATACAGATTTGTTTTCAGAACCTGCGTATCCTTCTGTTATTTCTACAGTCTCGTATGGACCTTTAGCTGTTGGACTCTTCCTTGCTTTTAATAATTCATTAGCCCATTCTCTTGCGTCTTCTTCTGTATCAAACAACCAGCTTTCAAAGGTAACGTTTCTTCTTACGTCTCTGACTTGCCATTTCTTACCTGTTAATTGTTCCAATTCTACCCAGTTCTCTTTGTCTATTTCTGTTACTTCAATCGAGCCTTCCTTAGTAGTCGGTGTTCCGTGTCTTACTGTTATATCTGCTGGACTTGTCTGCTCTGTTTGAACAGCTATTTTTTTCTGGACTTTCTTTAATGATTTTTTAATGTCCTTCAGTTCTTTCTCGTCCTCTTCTGTCTGCTCTACACTAGCTGGCTCTTTTGCCCTTCTGATTTTTTTAGGTAAGACCGTTGTCATTAATCCTCCTGCGTTTCCTGTGGTTACGTCTTCTTTTATCGGGAATTTGATTCTTTCAAGATGGTGAGCGTGTCTCATAAACGCTTCTGTTTCCGCTTCCGAGTGACCTTCCCCTTTAAGCCATCTTTCAATACCTTCTGCTACTAACTCAACAATCATTTCTATTTTTCCTTCTATGTTTTCGTTAAACTCTAACAATACTGCATTCGCCCCTTCACTCAACATCTGCATAACTATGTCGTCTCTTGTGTAAGCTTTATGATAACCTGCGACTAGTCCGACTTTGTTTAGTATAAACAGAATATCCGCAACATAGATGTCATCTCTATCAACTGGAATGTCATATACTACAACATCAAACGGAGCGTTACTTGGGTCATCTGGAGGAAAACTATGAACATCTATTAAGAAAGCATCTTCAGTTATTGCATTTGATATTTTATTTCTGAATTCTGTATCTCTCGACTCTGGTCTGTTTAAATCTATATCTGTCCTTTCTATGTTTCCAATTATTGTCTCAACTTCAATCCCTTTTTCTTTTAGTTTTTTATCTAACTCTACTGCCACATCTTTTGCTATTTTATCATAAGTATGTTCTTTATCGTTTTCTCCTGTTGCGTGAGGCACAGTTAATATGATTTTCCCGTATCTTACTTCTTCCCTGTAAGTCTTAGACCTTTGTTCTCCAGTAGGTGCTAAAGCGTCATACTCGTGGCTGTCAGCTACATTATCTTTTCCCATCACGTCTCTGTCTCTTTTTGGCTCTCTTGTCGTCGTTCCTCTAGGATAAACTTTATGGTAATCTAATTCTTTTTTTACCCCTTCTTTGACTAAATCGTGCTCTTCTTCTTCGCTTGTTTCTCCATCGTCCCAACGGACTACATAATAATGCTTTCCTGCTAAGGGTTTTACTCCTATTACGTTTCCAGTCCTGTCAACGTTCCTTACCCTGTCTCCGATTTTAAAAGGCAGTTTGGTTATCTCCACATCTTCCACTCCCTCGTCAAAACTCTCACTGCGTTTGAATAAATCCCCATTTAGACTTCTTGTCGTGTCTTTTTTAGAATAAGGATATTTAGTTTCAGTATCTTCAGGCACTACTTTATAAGGCGGTTCTTCTTCCATATACTCTTTTCCGTATTCTCCTAACTTGTAATGGTCTTCTACGATTTTCCATACGTCATCATCTGAGAACTCTGGATGCTCAGACTTCTCTTTATCAAAATGCTTCTTTAATTTTATTTTCTCTTCGTCAGTAAGTGCCATACTCATCTTCCTCGTCATCTTCGTCCTCGTCTTTTTTCTCTTTTTCTCTATCTTCGTCAGAATCTTTAGAAGTAAAACTATTTCTATCTCTACCTTTCTCTATCTCAAATTTCGCTTGCATAAGCATTAAGGCGTAGTCGCTAACGCCAGATTAGATGTGACAAAGATGCCTGTTGCTGGAAGCTGTGCAGTCGTTACGTCGCTTCCTTTATCAACATTTGCCGTCGGTGTCGCCGCACTTGCAACTGGTCTGCAACCTGCTTCCAAATCTTCATTAGTTACCGTTTCAGCTGCTACACCTGTGTCTATTTGTGAACTAATTTTAATCAATCCTCCTTATTTTTTCTATATCTACTTGCGTTTCATCTAAAAATATCATTCTCCATCCGTATTTACTACAAACATCTATTCTTTTTTGTTTCCAATTTTCCAATCCGCCTCTAAACATCTCTTTATGTTTTTTATAGAATACTTCAATAGCAATTTTCTCTCCGTTACAGTTTATAAAATCAGGATTGATATTCTCTATCCAGAATTTTCCATCGCCCACAAAGATATATGGCAATTTTAACTTTTCAATAATCCTTATCATTTTTATTTCAAGAGAGGATGGCGTTCTTCTCCCCAATACTTTTCTTCTATATTCTTTGTCTTGCCATAATTTTTTATGAGAATCTCTTTGTTTTACTATCGTCTCTTCAGAAAAACAACCTTTTTTACCTTTATTCCAAATTTGGTGAACTCCTAAATATTTCTTTCTGCTTTCTCTTTGTTTTTTTCTAGTTTCTTCTGTTGGTATTTTCCCTAAATGAGACAGGCTCTGTTTCTGTTTAGTTTCAACTGTAGCTTTTTTCCCTTTGTTTAAAGAAACACACCCTTTCTTGAATTCTGTTTTTGGACTGACGTGCTGTCCCTTTTTTGTTTTTGCACTACTTTCAACATATCTTTTAACTCGTTCATCAGTTTCCTTTGTTAGACCTTTATTCCAAGGTTTTTGACCAAGATGACAAAGCCTATTAGTTTCTTTTTGTTCTTCGGTTTGTTTATATCCTTTTTTTGGCATATTTCATCACTTGTCGGGTATATATATTATTGTTGGTTTTTGTGGTTAATTAATTTAATTATACCTGCCCTCTATCTATTCCTTCGTCTGACTGAGCTGTTCCTGATTCAAAAACTATTTCTTCTTTTCCTTTAAAAATATCCTTGCATCTTTCTCTTGCGTCTTTTTCTGACACTCCTGCTTGAACTAAATTCGCTACGCATCCTTCGAATCCTGCCTGTTCTTTCTTTTCAAGTCCAGGACGTAAAAGCGAGTCAACCCAACGCTCTATAAGAGAGTCATCTCCAACGTTTTCATTCAGCCATTTTTTATATTGCGGTGTATCAAGAAGCGAATCTGCTATTCCCTTTGCAGTATTTCCTTCAAGGGCTTGTTGTCTTATTTCTCTTATAATTTCTCTTTCAATTCCTGCTTGCTCTTTATAACTTTCCATTTTTACACCAATTTTCTTTAAAGCTGCATCTACTACTCCTTGTGCGTCACTTGTGGTCATATCGAACTCTTTTTCTATTTGGTAAACAATATCTCCGTAATCTTCTCCTTTATCTACGAGTTGTTTCACCCTTTTATCTACCTCATCTAGTTGTTCCATTCCAACTGTTGTTTTTCTTTCTTCTAATTGTTTTTCCCACCCACAAGAAGGGCACTGAAGTTTCCATTTATAATCTACAACTGGCTTTCCACAATTAGGACATTTCGTTGTGTCTTGCTCTTTTAGACTTTCTATTTTAACTTTGTCTATGTTTCCGTATTCGTCTTCTTGTTCGACTGTAAATTCTTTGAACCTTTCATCAAATTCGAAACCTGCTGCCATAACATCTGATATTTTATCTCGCTCATCGCTTGATAAATCCTTCCAATCTACTCCTGAAAGCGTGTCATTTAAGCCAGCGGCTTTTAAAAGACCTCTTCGTTCTCTGTCAGTGCAACTGTCCCAAGTTGAACGAAAGCTTTCTTTCTCAGTCGGCCATTTGCCTGTTATGGATTTATGAATAGAGGCACAGTAAGCACCTGGATTATCTTTGTCTTTGTTTTTATTCATACAATCTTTCATATCTTTATACTCACCAAAAGGCATAAACTCACCAGTTTACTATAACTAAATCGCTAAACCCTATCGGGTCTGCACTTGAGTCTACCTTTATCCTGACTGATTTTGACGTGATTTGGTCGGTATTTCCTGTGACGTAAGTGATTAATTTTCCGTCCCATAGTTCCTGAATTTCCAGTTTGAATGTCTTGTCCCTGAAAAAAGTATACTTCAGCCAGGCGTCACTTGCCCACCTTCCGCTTCCGTCGTATGAACCTATTAGCGTTTCTACGCCACCTGCACTCCTATAAATATTTACGTCTCTTCTTGCAATATTGACGCTTATTCTTATATACTCCTTGACGTTGTGGTATATCGGATAGAAACTGAACACTCCGTCTTTTTTTCCGTAAGAGTGAAATCCTAGATACCAGATTCCGTATTCACACGAGCCAGAAGGATATGTCGTGTGTGCCTCTGCTGGTGCTATCGGTGCTCCTACATTTTTAAACTGATTGTTCTCTGCTTTCCAAGTGGATAAATCAATAACCCACTCTGGTCTCATACAGCCGTTAAACGCTCTAATCCTGTTTGTGTATCTTCCGTCTCCCCAGTCGTCAAAAAGAAAATAAGGGCATACTCCTCTGCTTATACTCGGGGACGAAGCTGAGTTCGGACTTGCGCCTGGTCTAGTTTGGTCGAACCAACTAAGAGTTTCTTCTTTCGTTCTATGTTCTACTACTAATCCTGCTCCAGACTCTTCTGACATTTAAATCACTTCTCTTTCCTGAATGTATCCTTAATGAATTTTAGGAAATCAATCAGCAAATAATAAGCACATCCGAATCCTAGAGCGATAGCAATAATGTATAAAATCTGTCCGTTTGCTATCAAATCTTTCTTTAGTAAACTTAACAAAGCGAAAAATGTCAAGTATCCTATTATAGAATAAGCCAAGATAAACTTCAAGTTATCTTTAACATTAACTCCTCTCTTTTCGTCCTTCCAGTAATTAATCCACCTGTTTTTTAATTCCGTTAACTTTGCCTTTATCCTTCTGAATGCCATAGCCACACCGACTACTTAATTATTTACTCTTTTCTCCTTTATTAATCTAATTTTAAAGACCAAGCATCTTGTTGAGATTGTCTTCAGTCAGTATTCTTTCCAAAGTCGCCTGTATTTCATTCTTTGCCAACACTTTTGCCTTCTTGTCGCTCAGTTTTTCTAAGACGTTCCCGTTGATTACCATCTCGTTGGCAAATGATTCGTTTGAGGACTTCTTGAATATCTGAATCGTTAATATCACGTCGTTCATAAACTCACCCCCTTAACCTCAACTCTGCATACCGTCTTCCCACTACAAAATCCTCTGGGTCGAATGTTAGAATATCGACCGCTTCCAAGAGGTTTAGGAAACAATCCTCGCAACGCATCTTCTCAACTAGTTTATAAAGATTCTTCTCTCTGTTGCTGTATCCTTCGATATCAGTTGGCTTTATTTCCTCAAACATAATTCTTCCCTAGCCTTTATGAATTTTAAGTCGTCCTCATCAGATTTTTCAATAGAGGTAAGATGTGTCCCTCCTTCATCTAACGTGCCTTTAAGCTTGACCCAATCTTCTCCATTCAACCCTTCGTATACAAACGCCCAGACTTGGTTTCTTGGCGAAAGGTCTTTTACCTTTATAAAAGTTTCTGTTTCCATCACCTCACCTCCCACTAATGGAATCGGGGGGAATCGAACCCCCAGCCTCTCGCTTGCAGGGCGAGCGTTCTGCCGTTGAACTACGAACCCTTCTCAAATTCTTTGTGTAATTTCTTGTAATCTTTAGTCGTTAGACCAGTAGCTACTAGTAGTTTTACCAATTTATCCTTCTTTATGTCTTCTATTACCCATCTAAGAGCTTCTACCCAACCTGTTGCAATAACTGCGTTTATATGGTGTCCTGTCCTTTCTAACACCTCATATTCCTCTTCTCTTTGCTTAAGCTTCTCCTGAATTTTCTTCTTGCTTTTCATTATCTAACCTCCGTTTTGCCTGCCCCGTTACAAACAGGGCACTTGTCCCAGCCGTGAAGTTCACATTTACACCAGCCTTTTCCATCACAGTTTTTACATCTCTCCTCCATCTTGCCTCAACTCTCTCATTTTTTGGGCTATCCTCTCGTTTGATTTTTTATGCTCTTCAGGTTCTTCTGCTATGAAATCCTTATCACGTAATCCGTTATGCCACTTGTTCCAACAATCCTCGCAGTGCCAAACCATCATACCCATACCTCTCCTCATTCCTTCTGCACAGCACGGACAATCTGGATTTAAAACGAATGCCATAACATCACTTGTAAAAGATGCAGACGCAGATTCCTCTTGAGCTGTTTTGGTCTATGAACTCTATCTTTTCCACGTTCTCTAACTTAGCTATCACTGGAGCTACGTCCTCTTCTATTGCTTTTGCTTTGTTCCTTGTGTTATACTCCACCCATACGCATTTTACTTTCATCTAATTCACCTCCAATTTTTGTTCTAGTTTTTTTCTTACCTCAATCGGGTTTGCAAGTCCGTTTGACAGTTTTATTGTTTTGCCGATTAGGAAATCAATTATCTTTGGCTTCCCTGCTTTATGGTCTTCTATGGCCCGCGGGTTATCCTCTAAAACCCTTTTGATTAATGGCTCTATATCAACTTCGGTTTTCTTCCCTTCGGTTAGTTCTTCCATAAAAAGACCTTCTTTACCAATCTGTGTCGGGTCTGCTATTGCCCCTATTACTGCCCTTAGGTGCCTCTCCGCCCTCACTTTGGTTATTTTCCCTTCTTCTATCTTTTTCAAGAACCCTATGAACCATTCCTGAAAGGTAGGAGCATTTATTATTGTATCAAATTTGCCCATACCACCACTCAATCAACAATCTCTGCGAAGCAAAACTTCGGCAAGACATTAGTGACTTTGACTTTATACCTTTCCCCCCTCTTTCCGTTGGGGACTATGACAGTATAATTGTTGTATTTGGCTATTCCATCTCCTTTCCTTCCGACTCCCTCAATCTCAACCAGAATCTCCTGGTCTTTCTTGATTGGAATCGGCATATCTTCTTCAGTCATATCCATCACCTCCTGAATCTTGTGATACCCAAGTCGCCTATCAGCTCTATCATATTGTGCCTAATCTGCTGCCTTTGGTCCAGTATCTTGAACAGCTCCTCTTTTTTCATCTTGAATTTTATCTGCGGTTCTCCAGTCAGATTCGGCCTTTCCAAGTCCCAGTCGCCTTTCTCATCCACGACCGTTATCATATCGTTCTTTTGCTTCGTTGCATCGTCTATAATTTTGAAGAATTCGGGCATATTGGCCCTGAAGCTTATCTCGCCTGGCTTCAAGTCCTTTAGCTGCGTGTCCATAACGTATCTCTTCTCCTCGAATTCCCTTACGACGTCCCCTGGCTTCATCCTTCCCATTATGTCTCACCCCTCGGTCTGAATTTGACTCTCGGGTCGGTCGTCACTACCGACGGCTCTTTCATCTCCTTTACCTTATCGTCTATCGGCTCGGACGAGATTATGGTCTCCCCCCTCAGTGCCTTTAGATACTTCTCCCTTTTTTCATCCATTTCGACTCTCATCTTGCCGAACGCCGCCTGCGGGATTTGCCTGCTCGCCATAAAGAACAAAGCTAAAGATAAAGAGTCAGAGAAATCATCGTGGGCTTTCGGGGCGTCTGGGTGATGAACCATCAAGTGCCCCGAACTCGTGTATTTGAACTTCAAGTCGGCGAGTTGCAGGAGCAGTTTCGTGTGGTCCGCTGGGAGTTCCAGCATCAATCCCCTTCTTTGGTATGCCTCGGAAGTCGTGTTCGAGAGGTTGGCGTCGTTTATCTTCTTGTTCTGCTCCATCAGCCATTTCAGGTTCTTATACATAGCCTCCCTTTTGTTGTCGTCGGAATTCTCAACCCTCTCGTTGCCCCTTATGGGGACAATCGGGAGCCTCTGCTCCTTCACATATGCGTATACGCCCTCGCCCATCCCAGCGGCGTCAACATAAATCTGCCTGAAGTTCCAAACCCTATGCAAAGCCTGTATCCTCCCCATAGCGTCGGTCAGCATAGTCTTAGAAGTATGCTCTATGTGCACAACTCTGATTGGCTCCTTCAAGTAAGAGATGGGGTTCACTTGGACTATCGTATAAACCGATTCGTCTTCGCCTTGAGCCGCCAAGTCTACCCCCAAGTAGTAATCGTATCCTATTCTGGGCGCGGATAGTTGCTCCACGTCTCTTGCGCTCGCCTGGATTAGGTATCTCGGGATGTATGCGTCGCCCTCCTCCAGGAACTCCCCCTCGAACTCCTGCCTGTATTCCGCCTCCGTCAGCTCGTTCCTTTTGGACTGCAGGAAGTCTTTTAGGATTAGCGGGCACTCTTCCGATTTTATCGCGTGCTTCTCCCACATATCCGAGTTCCAGGCGTCCCAGAACCTTCCTCTCTTTCCGAAAGGGGTAGATAGCAAGAATAGGTCTCCGTTTGTTGCAGCCAGCGCTGGTTCCACTGCGGTGAACACCTTGTCTGGGACGAACGCCGCCTCGTCAACTATAATCAGGTTCGCACTGAAGCCCCTTATCGTGTCCCCAGTGTGCCCAGCAGGGAGCGAGTGTATCTGGCTCCCGTTGTCAAAATACAAGGCGGTCAGTGTCTCCCTGATTAGCGTCGTCTTGAAGCACTTGTCCACCATCTCCCTTATCTTCCAGAACAGGAGCGAGGACTGCCGCTGTGTCGGCGAGAGGATTAGGATGGTGTATTTATTGTAGAAATACGCCCGATACACGGCTTTGATTGCCACCATCGTCGACTTGCCCACCTGCCTTCCTGCTTTGATTATTATTCTTTTTTTCGTGGAGAGCAGGAAGTTCTCCTGGTATCTGAACGGTCTCAGCCCCCCGACCAGATGCGCGAATACGATGGGGCTCCCCATCTCCCTTATTATGCTCTCCTCCTCAATAGCCCTGGCCTGTTGCTGCATACTCCTCCGCCTTCTGCTTTCTTACTTCCTTAATCTTCTGGACCAGGACGTTGTAGGTGACGTCGAAGCTCTGCATACTAATCGGCTGCATCGGGAATATTCCCATCACCTGCATCCTCCTCAGCTTTTCCTTGTCCTCGTCCCTCAGGGACGAGATGGCCCTTTCCCTTTCCAGCGGGGTGATGTTCCCGTCGACGATTATCTTCCACAGTTCCCTCTTCCTTACTTCCATATTCTCTTCCAGCTCGGCCACTATCTCGTCTGGGTTCTTAGTCAGCTTGGACGCCCACACCTTCTTCAGCTTGGCCATATCGCTCCTGACGGTCCTCTCGGTCAGGGATAGGCCCTTGGCTATGCTCGCCACCCTCGCCCCTCTCAGGTATAGCGATTCTATTTTTCCGAGCCTTTCCTGCCTTTCTTCCCACGTCGCCATATGAAATTCTCACCTTTCGTTTGTCATTCATAGGTGGATAAATATAAATTTGATTGGAGAAATTGAAAAGTAAATCGACGTATCATATCTATCCTCCTTATCTATTTAATTAGTTATATTGTCAAGGACTAGTATTTAAGCTTTTCTATCCTGGACTTTCCTTGAAATCCTTGACTTTTAGCCCGTTGTGATGCTTGTTCCACCAGTCCTCGCAGTGCCATCCGTTTTTTCTTATTTCCTCTGCATTCTTGCAGTCCTTGGTCTTCTCCTGGAACATCCGCGTCGCCCTCGGGCGGCGGGGGCGTTCGGGTTCGAAGACGAACGCCGTTTTCTCACGCCCCGTCGTATATGGTCTCCCTGATGTGCCTCGCCAGCGCCTCCATAAACTTGGGCATCACCGCGTTGCCGAGCATCCCCCACCCGTCCTCGAACTTCATATTCTCTGGGAATCTGAACTCGTCTGGGAACGAGCACAGCCTCTTCAGTTCGGAAATGGTTATGTTCCTATCCTCCGCCCAGTGAATTATGTTGTTTCCTCCAGCAAAGACCGTTTTTACGACCGTCGGGGACGGTCTGCCGCTGTGGAGCCTGTGGAATCCGAACCAGTGCCCCTTCGGGTGGTATTTGCTTGCGTTCTCCCCCATCCTTACTAACTTTAGGTATTTCTTGCAGAGTTCGGTGGAGACTATCCGTTTCGCCCACTCCATCTCGCCTTCCGTGTTCTTAGTTTCCGCCAGGGCGTCCTTTGCGGTTATCAGGCTTTTTGACGGGGGGGGGAACGACGGTTCGATGCCCAGGTCGTCCCTGACGCCTATCCAGATGAGCCTTTTCCTCGACTGCGGGACGCCGTAGTTCTTCGCGTTCATCAGCATACATCTTACGCTGTAGCCAGACGCCTTCATCTCCGTGGTATAGAGCTTGAACAGCCCCTTCATATTCCCCTTGGCCATCCCGCTGACGTTCTCGATGAGGAACGTCCTCGGTCTTATCTCCCTTATGAGCCTTATGTTCTCAAGCACCAGGTCGTTCCTGCTATCGGTCACTCTTCTCCTGCCAGCCGTTGAGAACCCCTGGCACGGGGGGCTTCCGTCAAGGTGGTCTATTTTGCCGAATTTTTCCGTTATTTCTTTTCCTGTTACTGTCCGTATGTCGCGCTCCCATATCTCCGTGCCTGGGAAGTTGAGCCTGAACGTATCGCAGCACTTCCTGTCGTTGTCTATCGCTAGCAGCTCACCGAATCCAGCCCGCCTATAGCCGAGAGAACTTCCCCCGCAGCCCGCGAAGATGGAGACGAGAGTTGGTGCTCCCATATCCTTATCACCTCGTATCCCGAGTCCCTGAGAATCGCCCTGTTCCTGCGGTCGCGCCTCTTGTTCGTAGCTATCTTGTCCCGCCAGAACTTGGGCAGACCCGACAGCTTCTTCTCGCCTGCCCTGTAGCCGTGCCAGAAGTCGCCGTCTACGAAAATTAGTTTCTTCGGGTAGACCAGGACGTCTGGATTCCCGAATATTTTGGGGTGCATCCTGTGCCTGACCCTGTTGCCCTTCAGGATGTTGTGGACTGCCCTCTCTGGCTTCGTCCACTTCCCCCTTATCTTGGACATTATCTCGCTCCTCTTCTCCCTCGTGAATATGTCTGTCATCTTTTCACCATTCGTATCCGCACTTGGGGCACCTGTTGGCCGTCGGGATGCTCTCGTCCAGTTCGGTTATGGTCGGCTCCTCCTCCGAGAGTATCTTCTTTATCTCCCACTCGTCGAACCCCGAGATGCTTATGTCCGCCCCGTCCGACCTCGCTATCTCCGTTATTATCGCCCTCAGCTTCTCCTCGTCCCAGTCGCCCTGAATCCTGTTCAGGGCCAGGTTGAGCAGCTTCTCCTTTTTTTCCGTCAGGTCAACGAAAACCACTGGCACGTCCTTCATCCCGAGCTCCTGCGCCGCCCTGACCCTCTGGTGCCCGCCGACTATGAAGTTCGCCCTGTCCTTGCTACTGTTCACCACGATAGGCTCCACGAAACCGAACTCCCTGATGCTCCGCTTCAGCTTCTCCATCTCAGCCCTCGGCATCTGCCTCGGGTTGTATTCCGCGAACTTGAGCTCCGATACGGCTATCTTCTCCATTCAAATCACTTCGGATTTATTTCCCCCAGCACCTTCTCTATGTGCTTGCAGGTCTGCCTGGACTTGTATTCGTCGCACTGGCAGAAGTTCTGTCCCAGGCCCACTATCACCCTGAACTCTTTTTCCCCCTCGGACACTGCGTATCCGCTTTCTGTTTTTTTGACTACTAGTTCAGTTGGTTCTTTTTCATTTGGATTTTTTCCCGTCTTCTCTCTCTCTTCGTTAACCTTCTCCCTGATGAACTCCGCGTAGGTCTTGTGGTGCGATATTATCCACCTCTTGTCGTCAATCGCAATAGAGCAGGTCAGGGTCGTTTTTTCCTTCCCCATTCGCTTCCTCTTCGGCCTTTCTTCCGCCGCCTCTGGCGCTGGCGAGGCGCCCAGATTCTGATTGTCCACCCATCTCACCCCTCTATTTAATTAGTTAGTATTTAGTTTGAAGGGGTATATAAAGATTTATCTTGTGCGGGATATAAGATTAATTAAATAAGAGCGGTTGATTTGTGGGGGCGCCAGACCCAAAAGGAGGCGATTAGAGAATTCTAATCTATCTTTTGGCCTGATGCCCTCTCCACTTAACTTTTAACTTCCTTTTTAAATTCAAACTTTGTTATGAACTCCTCCAAGTTGTCTATGTTCGTCTCGTCGCAGTCCTTTATGCTTACTATCAGTTGTTGAAAGAGGAATTCCTTTCCGTGCCAAAAGAACAACATCTTTTCGGCTGTTTTCTCGTCCGCTTTCTCTATCAGTTTTAGCACTTCTTCTTTCAGATGTTCTAGCTGGTCTGCTTCGTCTCCGAACTGGTCTTCCCGTAGTTTCCTGTTATGTGCCTGTCCAACGATTCCTTCATCCGTCTATCCATTTCCATTTTTACTTACCTCCTTTTTCCATTAAAGTTTTCTTGCTTGGGTAGATGGTGGTTCTATGTGGTTTTACCCAGATTTTTTTACCATTATGTAATATTCTCCAGTGTCCCTTTACACATCCTTCAGTTGCACCTGCGGTATTCTCTAATCTTGTTGCGAATGTTCCCATCTATCTTACCTCCTCTATCTGTTCAAGTGTTTTCTTCCAAAATGTTATCTCTTTTCTCATCGCCTTTTTATCTACTTGTGCATCTAGGGTAATTGAGTCTGCGTCTTCCAAATCTTCTATCACTTGATTTATCGCTGGCTTTATGATGTGCTCAATTATCTCTGTGCAGTGGGCATTCGCCAAAACGTCCATAACATTTTCTTTCCAATCTGACATATTCAACGCCTCCTATTCATCATCCATTATCGTATCGTGAATTAGTCCTCTGATTTCTTGGTCTGCCATCTCCCAAATATCCCATAATTCTTCTGGCAGTTTTTCAATTATTTCCTCGTCTATGCCGACAAAATTCTCTTCGCCCCAAGGAGTAGTCCTTCTTTTAATCGCTTCCTTTGTTGTTTTGATTACCAAGTTTCTGTTTTTCTTTCCTATGCTTCTCATTCTACTCTCCTCCTGCCTGAAAAAGGCAAATTCTTTTTAGGGATTTCCCACGTCTTTGGACTTAAACTTTCTATCTCAGCCTGGCTGAAGTTCCCCCATTCTTCCTCTAATCCCTGCACGAAGCCGAACCAAATCGTGTCCTCTACCACCTTTCCGTCTATCATACTTCCATTCGGCAGTTTCCTTTCCTCTACCTTTTCAGTGGCAAACCAGAACCGCCCCGTGAACGATTCGAAACCTTTGATTACTTCGTGCCCGTCTATATGCAATTTCCCGTTTTTTGAACTAAACTCCGCCATTTACTCCGCCTCCTTTTTGTAATGATGCCAAAGCTCTATGCTCTCCCTGTGCAAAGGGTCTTTGACATTTCTCAGTTCTCCTAGTCTTTCGTCCGCGAAAAACTCTTCCTTCCCTATTTTTATTATTGGCAAAGCCGTTACCATATTAACCTCTCCTTTTTAGTTCATCTCCCGCCTTCTCTTGCAATTCACCAAGCATCTGTATCATCAGTTTTCTGTCCTCGTCTAATCCGTCTTTGTTGTTTAGAGAGATTGCCAAAAGCAACCTTTCTGCTATCGCTCTTGAAATAAAATCCTTTAATTGCTCTTTCGTATATTTTTTAAATGCTCTTTCCAATTTTACCTTATCTTTTTTTGTGAATTCCATTACTCATACGCCTCGTTGTGTCTTGGCTCTATGTCTACATCGTCCTCTATTTCCACTTCTTGTATATGCCCGCACTTCTTGCAGGTCACTTCTCCTTGAACTCTTACAACTACCATCTTCATCTCCTCCCGTCTTTTTTATGTTTCGGTATATAGTGTTCTGCGTCCAACCTATGCGTCTTGCATTTGGCTATCTCGCTAAACTTTACTACTCTTATTTTTGCCATCCTTAATACACCCTCTTTATCCATTCCGCTCTTCCTATGAAACCTTTCTTGCAGTTGCAGCTTATCAATTGTCCCCTGCACTTCGGGCATCTTTCCATGTCGCAACCGAAGTGGTGTAGATTTCCTTTCTTGTTCACAATACCGCAGTCGTGACATCTCTCGTTTACATCGAAGTATTCCGTGTTTCTTGCGTAAGCTTTTTTGTTGATTTGTATTAGGTTAAAGTCTTCACTGCAACTTTCGGTTTTTTTGTTTGTCATCTCTTTCCTGCAATCACCACATTCTGCCATCTTCTCAACCTCCTTTTTTATAATCATAAGTCGGGTGGCTGGGGTTTCCCCCAGCTCTCACCCTGCGGTTTTAATTGTCCCGCAAACAATCATACCCGATTTCAGCACTCCGCAAGCCTCTTCCTGTTGTCCTCGTTTCTGGGGTCCGCCGCCACGAACTTTGTCTGCTTCTCCATCTTCGCCTTCCACTCCCTGAGCCTCAGGCCTCCGTATGTGCCCCTTTCCTTTGTGTCCCTTTCCTTTGTGTTCCCAAATACCAAGTTCTTCGCGTTAATCCAGGCCATATATGTTGAGGTGTCCCCCTGGTGCCGTGCCTTCTCCACGTGGTGGAACCCTACTATCTTCTTGCCCTTCACGGCGAAATAGGTCACCACGCTTGCGTAGGTCGCGTCCTCATAGTAGGTGTGCCTGAAGAGGGTCACCCCGTTGGTCAGCTTCTTCCCGACCATCTTCACGAAGTTCAGCCCTATCCCTCTGTTCTTCATCCACCCCCTGAAGCTCTCGGCGTCTGGGAACTCCTCCAGACTCTCGGCCGCCTCGCCCTTTATCCTCTCTGGCGCGTCCACTATGGCCCTCTCGATTCTCCACTTCTGTTGTTCGAGGTCCCTCTTCTGGGTCTCGAGTGTCTTGAGCTGCTGGTTGTAGGGCGTCTCTATCCTCTCGACCTGCTCCTCGAGGTCCTTGGTCGCGCTCTCCTTCGCCTTCCAAAGCTTCCCCGCCATATCCTCGTTCAGCTTTATCGACTTCTCCAGGTTCTCCTTCTTGACGAGCAATTCGTCTCTTGTCTTGTCGATTTTCGCTTGGATGTCTTCCATTTTTTTCACCTCCTTTTGATTTTTCATAGCTCGGCTGGAATCTCTCCCAGGCCGAGCAGCATACCCGAGCTAATCTTCGTTCCCGCTTATCAGGGCGAATACCTCTTGAATCTTCTCAAGTTGTTCCCTTGCTTTTTTGTTCGCCCTTGTGTTGAAGACATCCGTTGGGACGTCCTCCCATATCTCCGCCTTCGCGTCCCTGAACCAGAGGACGCTAATACCCGTTGGCAAACCGACCTCTATGTTCCCGTTGGTGCCGTCCCGTGCTATTGAAATCTTCTCTCCGAAGACCTCGATATGCACGTTCTGACCGAAGGCTGTCTTCCTGATGGTTATCTTTGGTTTGATGTTCTCCATCTATCTCACCCCCTTCAGGTCTATCTTCCCGTCGCAGTGCTCCTCCCAGTGCCTCTGGCAGACCTCCATTCCGAGGTAGCTCATCGCTCCAGGGCTCCTGCAGTTCCTTACTGTGCATTTGTCGTCCATCTTTATCGCCTCCTTGATAGCCAAGCGGCCCGCTAAGGTCGTCTTGGCTTTATGCCCGATTTAGCCTTTCCTGACCCCAGGATACTTCTCAGTGAGTTGCCCGTAGCTCTTCATTATTTCTAGGATTTGCTCTCTGGTTAGTCCGCTTAGCTGAGAGACCACGTTCACGGCGAACATATTCGTCACGCCGCTCGCCCTGACGCTCTCATACGCCTCGAATTCGTCCTTTGTTATATCCATTTAACCGCCTCCTGTTGATTGGTCGGCTCTCGCCAACCGCCTGATTATATATTGTCTTTCGTATATATTTAAACCTTTTTATAGCATAATATATATATCATAGTATATAATAAAACTGAGAATTTGCCGCATTTCGGCCCTTTTAACGGCCCGATACGGCATACCATCTAATCTTCCTGTTGTCGTTCCAGAAAACGAAAAAGGGGTTCCTCTCCGCTATCAGTTCCGCCTTCTTCCTCTCCTCCCTGTCCAGATACTTGTTCTTCTTGCACTCAAAAATGAAGTCTCTGGGTAGTTCCTTGTGTTCCCCGCCCGAAGCAGAACCGTCAGGGAAGCGAGACTTGCCTGACCTGATTATCAAGTAATTGAAACTCTCTAGGAATTTCCTTACTCTTCTTTCAAAATTGTATCCTATCTGGTAATTCCTGTTTACGATAATCTCTCACCTTTTTCATTCCAACAATACTTCTTAAATCTGCACCTCAGACAAGGAAATTTTAGATTTATATAAGAACTTGAAATATCTGGGACTTTGCCAGCTTTGATTAAAACATCAAGTTTTCTGAACTCCTCGAGAAGCGTCTTCACATACTCTTCGTCTGGCTCTATCGGGAACTCGAATATCGCCTGCGTCCCCTTTGACTCGTAGACCAGAATTCCTCTTTTCAGATTGGGATACTTCCTTTTGAGAAAATACATATAAAGGCTAATCTGCTGTTTGTGTTCCTCCAGCGGCTCTTTCATATCGTAAGTGTTTATTGTTTTTATCTCAATTAAGATGTCTTCTCCGTTTATGTTCACTATCCCATCTGCTCTTCCTGAAATACCAAACTCATTTTTTGGGATTACTATTTCCTCATCTTTTAGGACACCTGCTACTTTGAGATAACCGCAGATTCTTATGTGGGCATCACTTCCGACATTAAACATCCTTAGCAATTCTACATCAAATTCTTCAGGCGGATATTTGTCATTATTAAACTCAAAGAAAATTTTGCGTTTGCACTGACCTGCATCTGATATGTGTATGTTCTCTCTCTTCCTTTGTTTTTCTTTATTAAAACGCAAAGTGCCTTTATCCAAAAACTCTTTTAACATAATAAACTCCTTCCCCCATAAGTTTCTGTTTGTTTATGACATCCTAAACATAAAGTTCTCCCGTTATTTATATCCCACAGAGAGGGACAATTAAGTGCTTCTTCTACAGTTTTGATTTGATTTTCTTCTACTATTTTACTGAAAGGTTTGATATGGTCTGCTTGCAAAGTTCCACCTATTTTGCCACAGTTCTGACAAGTAAAATCATCTCGTTCAAAAACATTTCTTCTCCAGATTTTATACTCTAAAGATTTCCGTATAAGTTCATTTAGTAATGTTACACCACCCTTCCAAAAATTACTGTTAACTCCACGTCTACTATATCGTGGTTTTCCAGAAAGGGCTATTTTATTTGCCGAACCTATTTTTCTTCTAGTCTTTTCAAGGGTTATGTGACCAAGTAACTTTAATCTTCTTTTTTCTATTGTTTCTTTTGACTGTTTTCTGCCTTTCATCTTTAAAGATATTCTGGTTTTTGTATCATCAGAAACTATTTTACCTTTTTCTGAATCACGTATCTTCTGTTTAGTTTCTTCAGAATGCTTTCTACCAAAGAAACCTTGATATTTTTTATGCAGATAAATTCCTTTCGGCATACTTATCACTACCTTTTGGTTATATATATTATGGTTTTTGTGGTTTATTAATTTGATTTATTTCTGTTTTCCTCTTGTTTGCTTTTGCTTTTCTTGTTCTAATCGAAGCTTTGCTGTCTTGTATGGCTTGTCTAAAGATTCTAAGATTTTATCTGCGTCTGCTATCTGTGTTTTTAAATTCTCAATCTCAGTCTTAGCCTGCGTAGCTTCTTGAGGTGTCGGTTTCCTAACGACAATCTCAATAAGGTAGTTCACTTTCTCTTCAAGCTTCATAGTCTTTATCTTATCTGCCATATCAAGTGCCTTTTCAAGCTCCTTGATTCTTCGTTCTTTGTTATCCTTATCTACTTTTATTCTCTCTACTTGAGCGATAAGTTCAGCAGGAGATGACTTGAACGCTTGGTTTTCAGAAACTTCCCAAGAACCATCTTTGGCTTCTTCTGCCTTCCATTCAACATTTGTTCTTTCCATCTATCTTCACCTCCGTTGTATCTATCTTACTTAATTAATTGATAACCACTATTTAAATACTTTTGTCTATGTCAACCCTATAAATAGCTGGTTTCGTTTTAATCAGTAACTTCTTCTTTCCTAAATATTTTTGCCTATGATTTCCTGCGTTCTCATAGCTCACTTTGCTACAATATCTGTCCCACAGCCCGCACTTATACCTGTTGTCCAGATTTCCGCTATCGCAGCCCCTGCAGGGTCTAATCTCGTTCAAGTAATAAATCCCCAGCTTGTGGAAACTCCTGTATCTATTCGCCTGGCTCTGGATAAAAGCACCGATTCCGTGAGCCTTTTCTGTCAAGTGATTGTCCCTCATCCAGTCTATGACTACTGGCTTTCTGTCGAATATCTGCAAGCACAAAGACACATTTAGATTCTTCAAGGCAATCGGATACAAGTAATAAGCCACTTCTTTTGTCTTTCTGACCGTTCTTTTTAGGATTGTCCTGCACTTCAAATCAGAGAGTATCAGTCCGTAAGTCCCCAACTGAAAGATATAGTTCTTGAACCAGCTCGACTTCAGCTCGGTGGCGGTTATATACCATTCTCCGTTTTCTTTCCTGATTTCCAACTTGTCTATTATTCCCCTGAGACCATACAACGGAGAACAGACTTTTACCTCCTTCATTATAAGAGGCCTTCCTTCCAAAATCTTCTGCCTGATTATCTTAATCCCGAATATGTTCGGCTCTGAAAAATCTTTTAAATGCTCCTCGTGCCTTTCTATTCCTCTTCTCATCAGCTCGGTCAGTTCTTCTCTTGCACCTCTGATTTTTAAGAAATACCTACGAAAATCTACGTTGAACGACGTAGCAGAAACGCACCTTCCTCTCTGGGCACATTTTCTGCAGTCATCGCAAAAAAATGAATAATTTTGTCTTTTAATCATAGTATCAACTTAATGTTTTCAAAAATTCTTGAACGGTCGGTAATTGCAAAATTTGATTAATCAATTTGCTATGAGCTTTAATGTGACAACTCATACATAATACTTGTAAATTATTTATCCTGTTATCATTAGGTTGCCAATTTCTATGATGGATATTTATTATTTTTTTGCTCCCACATAATTCACAAATGGTTAAATTATGATTGTTTTCTAATAAAATGCGTCTTGCTTCTCTTAATCTCCATCTGCTACGTCCGCCCTTCCAGTTTGGGCTTTTTTCATTTGACTTTGTTTGTCGTTGAGCTATTGAATAACATTTCATAGAACAATAAAACTTTTTCCCTATTTGATGTTTACAAATATAAAATGATTTGTTACACTGTTTGCAATTTATGTTCATCCCAGTTCTAAGTTTTCCAAATTTTTCTTTATTTTTAGAAAAAGCTTCTATATTGCATTTTGACGAACAATATTTTCTTAGGGTATAGTTGCTATAAAACCTTTTGTTGCAATTAAGACAATTTAACAAAAATCTGTGTTTGTAATCATAATGTCTTTTCATATCCTCACCCTCGGTTTATTCCAATAGGGAGATTTACATTTAGGACACTCTTTTGGGTTTATTCTTGTCGCCCACTTGTGTTTACACCTGTTACATTCAACTATCCTAATATCCATAATAATATATTATGTATGGTAATATATAAATCTTTTGGGTTACAGAACCAAGTTTGCGTCTGCCTTCTTATCATTTTTCATCCTCTCAAATTTTCTTTGGGCTAAATCCATTATCAAATCTTGAATAGCAACAAATCTGCTACGAGGTGAATCTTTGAACCCATTTTCTTTTATTTTTCTTTGTATCTCGCTTTCGAAAACAGCTTTCCAAAGTTTTTGTTCTGCTAACTTTTTTTCTTTGCCTTTTGCGTGACGCCAAATAAGATATGTATCAATCAATTCTGACATTTAATTCACCTCCTTCTTTATAGACTTGTCTACCACGTATTTTTTCTCTATTAATATTCCTTGCCCCTTTATATGCGGTATTATCCATATTTTCATACCTTGTTTGTTTTTCCAAAACGGACTTCTTAATGTTCTCCAGTGCCCCCTCACCCAGAACTTATGAGAAAACTCTCTCGTCCCTGAACTTTCCATCTTGTCTAAATAAATTTTTGTCTCTCCAGTTATCCTCACAATATAGCTTATTAACGGCATCGGCATCTTTCCTCTTTTTACTCTTTTTAGATTATGCTCTCTTGTGATATTTCTTTGCACAACTTCAACGTCTTTAGCATCAAGTAAATCCAAAAAATTCACAACAAAATTCTTTATTATAGGGTCTAAAAATTCAAGTTCTGGTCTTACGTGCCCTTTTACAGCATCTTTACATAACGGAAAGTAACTATAAAAATTCCCGCCATCTCTTTTGTCAAGTCCAACAAAGGTAATCAAAATATCATCAGCTTCCTCTTCCTCTTCTCTTTCTTCTTCGTCTTTGGCGTCTCTTAAGAACGTCACTGTTTCTTCGTTATCATCGGAAGTTTTGCAGCGGACTATATTTATCCCTAAAATCTCCACTTCAGGCAGGGATATATGTGCGTCTATAAAAACGTTCGTAAATGGAAGCTTTCTCAAAGATATTTTATTTTCCGTGTTCAACAGGGGGATAACAATCTTTTCGTCTATTTTGAATACTTTGGTTTTATTCAACATCCTTAGATAATTTCTGTGCGTATAAGCACCAGCCAAAGGTCTTTCATCAAGAGAAATGCCTTTTAAATAAACTTGCATTTCTAGAAGACACAACGCTCTACTTTTTACATACATATCGTCTTTTTCAAAAAAGAATGTGTCTTTGTGCCTTGCGAAATAATCAAGGGCAAGTTCCATCTCTTTTTTTAAATTAATACCTCCTTGTTCAATATCCTCTTTGGATAATGTTAGCATTTCTTCTACTTCTTGTTCAAGTGCTTTTTTGATTTTTTCTACGTCTTTAGGGTCGTCCATCTAACTCACCTAACATCAAATTTTATGTTTTCCCATTCTTGTAGTAGGGCTGGATTATCTGCATAATAATTTCTCAGGACTTCTTCCTTCACTTTCCTTTTTACCAGAACCTGCGGAATCGTGGGGAGTAACCTGTTCTCGTCATTCTGGATGAACGCCCTGTTCCTGATTATGGTTTCTGGGTTGAACATAATTTTTAACTGCGTGAAATCTACGAATATTTTAATCCCCTGTTTTTTCCATACCTGTAAGCATAGCCAAAAATCGTCGTTCCTGCATCTTATGTCTTCCTCCAAACACTTTTCTACTAAAGTCTTGGCCTCCAGATGCCTTCCCAATATTTTTTCCTTGTCTTCTTCAGCCATACATACCGTCTTCTAGGTGTTTTTCAATCGCTTTCGCTTCCGCTTTTTTTACGTGCTCCATAAATTCCTCTAACGAGATTACCTTGAACTTTTTTGTCCTTTTTTCTATTTCTTTCTTGTGATTTAGAATAAGGTCGTTCTCTGTCACGAAACAATCTATATCAGACACTAAAGCTTTGAAGAAATCGAATAGGCTTAGCTTGTCTTTCTTGGATAAGCTACCGAAATCTTTCAGGCTCGCCTTTATGATTTTTTTCAAATCTTTCTTCTCTAGACTATCTATCGCTTTCGCCACTATCTTCCTCGTATCTATCACCTCTCTTTTAATTTTGTCTGCTTTAGCCCTTCAACAAGCTCAAACTTGTCCCCGATTGAGCAACTCGGCTCTGTTCTCGTCTTTAAGGTCAGGGTTTCTGTTTCGTCCGTTGAACTGTCTAAAGTCACTATCCAGACTTCATTATCCTCGTCTTCTTTCTGGGTTTCTATCGTTTTGATTTCCGTTACTGTATACTCTGACATCATTTCACCTCCGTCACATTTACCACTCTGTCTCCTGTCACGCAGGCCCAACTTGAGCCTAAGCCGTATCCGACCACCCTGATGTTCACTATTTCTTTGCTGTTCTTCGCTTCCATAAACCTGTCTACCTGGTCTCTGCTTATGCACGTTTCCCAGACCTCTGAGCTTGATGCGAACTGCTCCGAGAATGCGTTCTGTATCCTTATGTAATACTGCTCGCCGAAAAACAGGAAGGTAT